TCATCGCAGCTTTAATTGCTCAGATATCATCTCTGATATTACATATTTATTTTTTTCACTAGAGATCTTATTTGCTATAAAATCTCTATTCTTATTTTTACTTAAGAAAGATAATCCAAGTAATTCGGAAATCTTTAACATTTCACTTTTCCATAGAGTTTGTACGGCTACATATGTATCCATGGATATGTTTTTCTTTGCTTTCCTATGATATCTAAACTTAACTCTACCTTCTTTTTCTGAGTACACCGTCTCAATTATACCCCAGTGAGAAGGTATTAATTTTAAAGCTTTATCTAAATGATTAGATGTGGTTATAAGAGTCACTTTATTAAAAGCCAAGTTATAATGCTTAGCTTGCTTTATCGCTCTTTCAATCTTATCTGTTTCCCCTTTAATTTCGTAACAATGCATAGTCTTATTTATTGAAACTATATCTGCTATCGCGCAACCGTTTGCAACAGATAATTCTTCTATGACTTTCTTAGGTTTAGGGCTCATTCGATTGAGTTTTGATATGAATGCTTTTCTGATGGTTTTGTCGTTTAATATCATATTTATACACATTAGATATTGTCTAAGTTGATTATACGTTATTTTAGATTGAGAGATAAGTATCAAGTCACTCTTACCTGGTACGATACATCGCATCCTTTAGGTTAAAATGCCGTATTGTTCATAAAATCAGTCACTTAAGAAAGCGTTCTAACGATCTTTATATCTGTTAACTAAACTAGATAATCTGATGTCCTATAGACTAAAAACCGCCTTTCGGCGGTTATTGATTCCTCACTTTTTTTCTAGCTCTTGCCAAACGCGTTCAGACTCTTTCTTGTTCGATTCAACCAGCCATTTACCGTAGACCCTTGCGACCATGGTGATATCTGCGTGGCCCATTTGTTGTGCCAAGTAACTCACGTTGACGTTGGCATGAGTGATCATCCAACTGGCGTAGGTATGTCGAAGTTGATACTGATTACGGTAACGGACGCCTCCTTTTTTACACAGTGCCGTCCACATTCGGCCTAGTGCACGTTTGCCGTAATAGTCATAACCACTGACCTTCTGCTCCCGAACGACTTTGGGATTAAACACAAAACGCAGAGACTCTTTTCTGTAGGCCTGACCGGGTAATTCGATATCGTACTCTTTAGGCTCGAACGAGTAGGTTAAGTATTGTTGAGCTTTTAAAGCATCTAAAGCGGGTGGCAGTAAGTCAACAAACCGCTCTTTGTCTGTTTTGGTGGTTTTTAATCCGCGCATATCATATGTCGAACGGCGGATATGGATCGTTTTATTCTCAAAATCCACATCCTCCCACGCCAGTGCACAAAGCTCGCCACTGCGTATGCCACTATAGACAAGCAAGGTCACGATATTGCGGTGCTGCAGTTGGTGGCAGTGTTTCAAAATGCTGTCGATCTCGCCCATTGAAAAGGGCTGAATATTGACTTCGCTTTCTTTCACTCTTTGCAAAACCTTGGACAAATCGCGGCTGACATATTCCATTTTATAGAGCCAAGCAAGGAAGGCGTTAATTGTCACCAGATTTCGATTAATGGTGCGACCCGTTTTTCCTTTAACGAGCTCTTGGCGAAACTCCGTCAAAGTCCGCGGTGAAAGAGTGTCGCTACTTCTGGTTTTTCCATATATTTCAATAAAATCTCTCAACACCCAATCATATCTTTGCAACGTGGATCGGCGGATATCATGATCTTTAGAAGCAAGGAACTGCTTAGTTAGTTGTAGCAAGTTCTTTGCTTGCGGTACACCTGATGCATGTTTTGACTCCGGAAAGTGGGCGGCATAATTGAACGTACCGATCTTGATTTCATATTGAATCGCTTCCCGTTTTTGCTTGGCAAAATTGATATTTTGTTTTGTAGGAGCTAAGCCCAATGATTCGCGGTATCTTTTCCCTTGATAGTAAAAAACAATTCTTAAAAGGTTACCATTCAACTCAACACCTGTTGGCAGGTTTAATGGCTTTGTTTTCGGTTCCACTGATTCCACTCCTCGATATCAACCATCCAAGTACCACGAATTTTTTTCATTACTGTCGATGGATAGAACCCATCACGTGCTTTTTCTCTTAGCGTCTTTGCACTGAGGCCTATGACCTCGGCTGCTTTTTTAAGAGTGATGATGGAAATTTGTGATTGACTCATATTGCCTACCTTTCGATGCCATCTTGTTCACCAACCTTTTTGATGGAGTGCATCGCGCCAAGCTTTTTAGCGAGTGGAGCGGCATCATTGGCAAACATGTTGAGAAATGATGGTGTAATCGTGATTTCTGCTGGGCATTCTCGGCTCAACCCCCAGCTATCGTCAGTGGGATAAAGTGTTAGCGTGATTACTGAACGATGTAATCGTTGGCTAAAGTAAGGCGGTGAAGTGGTTACTGTTCCGTATTGGGTATCAATGGTTGCCGCCATGGATATATCCTCGCAATAAGTGATTGTGAATCAGGAATCACGCGCTATTGGAATAGCTATGATTAGATAACTTATATTTTATGTTAGTTATCTAACCTTGATATTGCAAGTGTTAATGTAAGAAAACTAACTTTAATGTGTTGGGGCAAACATTTATAAGATTTGGCTTATGGAGTAGTAGAAAGGAACGGTGATGAATCACCATTCATTGTTGAGTGTGTAGTATGACGAATTGGCAAAGAAATAAGGAATTACAACAGGACTGAATACCAGAACACCCTACCTACAATAGAGATTTGTTGTTCAGCAACTTGCTCTTGTGAATACTCTCTCGGAGGGTATTCAATTTCATTAAAACTATAAATTCTTAGTCCACCACCGGGCAGACGATAGAGCTTTTTGATAAAGAGTTCGCCGTTGTGGTTAATGGCGTAAATCTTCCCATCAATGAGCGTTTTATCCCCACAATCAATACCTACCGTGGAGCCATTTGGCAAGACAGGTTCCATGCTATCACCTGTGATGGCCACACAAACTGCATTTTCAGGGTCAACGTTATATCGGCGTAAGGTGGACTTGGCGAATCTTAATCGAAAGCCATTATCTGATTCACTATCACTGACGAAGCCATTTCCTGCCGATAAACGCACATCAGATAAGAAGGGAACCGCAACCTCGTCATCACCAAGGGGAGTATTACTATCCCAAACTTGCATGTTACCAAGCAGTTCAGCATTACCCGCGGTTGAGTCTTGAGTTCCCTTGCCAGTTTGTAGCCAAAGGGGATCAACTCGTAACTTTTTGCACAGAGCAATTAGGTTCGAGCCTTTAGGTGTAGTTTCATTTCTCTCCCAGAAAACAAGAGACGTGGGTGAGACTCCAATACTGGAGGCCACTTGTTGTTGGGTGAGTTTGAGTTCTTTTCGAACTCGGCGAATACGCTCGCCAATCGTTTCTCTCGTCATGTTAGATATCTTACATTCACTTGCGTTAAGTTTTCTAATGATATTTAATGTTAGAAAACTAATAACGAGTGAAGTATGAAATCCTATTTACCACCCATTAAGACAGCAGATGTCATTAAGTTCTTTGGTTCTAAACAAAAAGTTGCTGAAGCAGTCCAGACCACGCATTCAGCTGTTAGCCAGTGGGGAGAATTTGTACCTGATAGCCGAGTCTTCGAATTTCATTTTTTGATGAAAACCAAAGAGTGGAAGCGAAGCTGTAACAGCTAAATTTCTATCATTCTGATTTATGGTGATTTTATGAGAACAAACTCATTTTGGACCACGGTGGAGCAGCTTGCCTGTATCACGGTGAATACCTGTCGCGTAGCGTTATCGCAGGGGCAGGAGACATTAACTTTCGAAAGAGATCAAATTCAGCGATTGAAGGATAAGTGTGAGCATTACCTTCGGGTATTGGATGAGGAAAGAGAGTTGGCTTTAAACCGCGGCAACGGTTTAAAGCCGAGTGAAAAGTCTTGCGAGGAAATTTCACATACCACTTCGGAGAAGCAGTGATGGGAAGAATAGCATTAAGAGCTCGGATTGAGAATCTTCAATGGCGTCTGTTCAAGGTTGAGAAAGGTCAGCAAACCGAGATTACTTACGACGAAATGGCTGACCTTTATGAAGCTAAGCGTCTGTATGTCAAGGCTGTCTATGAGGGATTGGTTCGTGGTTAGAAAGATGCCATGTTTTCCGTACCGAATGCTCGGTGAGTGGATATGGTTGGTGGCAACCTTACTTCATCACTTTCTGATTACGAGGGAACGGGCTTTCTATTGGCCATGGGTAACTATTCGTAGACGGCCAGTAGCTTTGGATAGATTGATCATTGAGGTAATACGATGTCCGTTAAGGTAATGAGCTACGTATGGGATATTTCTCTTTTCAAAGGCTCTGACAAACTCATTATGCTTTGTCTGGCAGATCATGCTGATGATGCCGGCGTGTGCTGGCCTTCGATTGAAACCATTGCCCGTAAAAGTGGTGTCTCTCCAACCACAGTTAAAGCAACCTTGAAGAAGTTGGAAGCGGGCGGCTGGATTGTGAAACGAAACCAGTTCAAGAAAGCCGATTCAGGTCGATTAGTGCGTTCCAATAACCAATATCAACTGCCCGTGAAGCGATTGAAATCTACCGCTGATGAACAGTCGGATTTCGAACAGTCGGATTTCGTCCATTCAAAACTCGAACATTCGAAATACGAACAGACGAATTTACCCGAGGGGGTAGGTCAGATCTCGGCTGGGGGTAGGTCGGATTTCGACTATAAACCATCAATAGATCCATTATTAGATCCACCAGAAGGTGATGTGCCGCTTTTCAGTGCTCAAACTGATCCTATTTTGGATCCGGTTGTGTTTGAGATCCCACTCAAAGGTAAAAACGTTTCGTATCCGGTGACCCAATCTCAGTTGGTGGAGTGGCGCTCGCTGTATCCTGCCGTTGATATTCGCCAACAGCTTCGCAACATGATCGGTTGGTGTCAGGCAAACCCAACACGCCAGAAAACCGCGCAAGGGATCCAGCGATTTATCCACGCTTGGCTTTGCAAAGAGCAAGACAAGGGGCGAATTGTCGCGGTGTCTCAAGCTGCGGCGAAACCCATTGATGATGCGCAGTTGTTGAAGCGAAAGATCCAGCAAATTGAAATCGATATTAATAACGAGAACGTCGCGCTGATTTCATTTAAACAGCGAAATTCCGCGGTTTCAGAGCAGGCTGCGCAATCGGCTGAGCGCAAAATCAAGGCCATGATGGCTCAACGAGAAAGTTGGCTCCGAGAGCTTTCGGTGCGAGCGGATGAGTCTTGATGTAATGAGCCCATACCGTTTTGCCATTTTTAGACCATATTCTCAGAGTAAGGAGTCACGACAGTGAGTAAAAAGCTTGAGCTTTTAACACTATTAAGCGCCGCAAGGACCATGAAATGGGAAGAGTCTGTCAGTAAAAATGGACCGACAAAAGAGCAGCTTCTCGGAGCGATGGGCTTAGCGCAGCGCGATAATCCTATTGGTATGGCAATCCTTAATGCCAAATACTTGCATTGTACTTATTCGTTGGTGGTATTGAGGGATTTTCTTGGATCACTTGAGGTTCATCGCTTAGAGATCAGTTTGACTTCGAATGAGCTTAAACATTTGCATTATTTGGTCATGGCGGATGTGTTGAATGTTCCGATAGACAGTCAGCAAGCTCGTTTGGCTTCGGTTTGGCGACGATACAGCGCCTACGCAGCGCGGACCCAGAAATCGATTGACGTACTTAATAAAGCCATGCGCTCGATGGAGCGAGCAATTGAGATCAAAACCAATCCATTTGAGAGTAGTCGTTTGCAGGCCAACATTGCGTCACACCAAACGCGTATTGACGCGCAGAAACAACTACTGGTCGATTACGCGCAGAAAAAGGCCGCAGAATCAGCAAAATGTCCGCGTTGCAAAGCAACAGGCGTTATTCCCAAAACGCAGCGACCTTGTGAGAGTTGTGATGGTGTAGGTGAGTTTCGAACGACGGAAGCGGATTGGAAAGCCTCATTTTTGGGTGCAGCTTTGCCGACTCACAAAGAACTTATCATTCGTCATTGGTCTGCGATTGTTCGCCTACTTCAAGAGTGGAGAACGCAATTGTATCGACATGAAGCCGAGGCACTTTCGACGCTTGAAAAGCGCTTATCTGCTGAGTTTGAAGATTGCGTAAACTCGAGTCGCTCATTGATATGACAAGGTAATTGCGGTAGATTTTCCAACAATAGCGAGGCTGCATCTTTTGATGCGGCCTTTTTTATTGCTCGCAATTCGGAGCCTTAATGATGGCAAAACGAGATTGGAAAGCGCTGCAACAAGAGTACAAACTCGCGTTTGAACAAACAGGCATCACAATCAAAGCGTGGTGCGATCAAAACCAAATCAATTACAACACGGCGCGTCGATATCTGCAGGTGTTGAATTCGCCACTCGAAAACAGCGAAAACCCAGCAAAAAATGTTCAATCCCCACGTGCTATCACTTCTTCGCCCGATGTGGAACGGCTCGCTCAATGTGATCAGTTAGGAGAGAGTAGGGAAGAAAAGGTTTTTAAATCAAAAGGTAAGGGTGAAAAAGCATCAGTGATCAGTGAAAGTGATCAGTTCACTGATCACATTACTGATCAAAACTCACCGAAACCGACCCATGCGCAATTTTTACAGCGTGTTTTGCATCTAGATACGACTCATCAACGCGATGAAAGTGGGCGGTTTATTCATGGCAACCAGTGCTCAACCAAACACAATGGCTATGCACAGCGCTTAAATGATCCAGATGCCATTTTTGATGCAGCGAACTCGGACATTGACCACGAGATTGTGTTTTGTCGGGCGCGGGTGCTGAAAGCCATGGAAACCTACCAGAAGATAGGAGCCGAGCTTGGTAAGGAGGGCTTGGCGCTGGCTGAACGCGTCAAACTGTATGAGCTCTACGTCAGCACCGACAACATTGTTGATAGAAACATGGCGCGCGTGGAATCTCTACTGCGAACCAAAGCTCAGGTGAAGAAAACGGAATTGGAAGCTGAGCGGATTGCACAAGAGTCTGCCGGGCTTGGAACTGCGATTGCCGACATTGTGCAAGAAATTCAAGAGATGGGGTCGGACGGGTTCGTACTGAATGATTAACCTTGGTTCCGTCCCTCAAGAGAAGATAAGCGCGCAGGATCGCGCTTTTCTTTTTTCTCGGCTGAGCAATAAGTGGTGGCGGCTCAATCATCTTTACAAGATAGAGAATGAAGATGGCGAGCTGGTGACGTTCAAGCTTCGCCCTGCCCAAGCATTGCTGTTTAAGATGATGGGCCATCGCAATATTATCCTAAAAGCGCGCCAGCTTGGTTTTTCGACCGCCATTGATATCTACCTACTCGATGAAGCGCTATTCAATAAACGGCTTAAGTGCGGCATCGTCGCGCAGGACAAACAAGCTGCGGGGGAGATTTTCAGAACCAAAGTGGAAGTGCCTTATGACAACCTTCCGGCATGGCTCAAGGCGGCGATCCCAACCGAAGAGCGTAAGAGTGGAGCCAACGGTGGGCGCATGGTGTTTAAGAACGGCTCAAGTATTCAGGTTGCCACCTCCTTTCGCTCCGGTACTGTGCAGCGCTTGCATATTTCTGAGCATGGCAAAATTTGTGCGAAGTACCCACACAAAGCCAAAGAGGTGAAAACGGGTACGCTTAACGCGATTCACCAGAATGCGATCTGTTTTATTGAGTCGACGGCAGAAGGGGTCGGGGGCGATTTTTATACCATGTGTATGCGCGCTATGGAGCAAGCCAAAAGTGGGGTAGAGCTGAGCCGCGAGGATTATCAGTTTCATTTTTTCGCATGGTGGCAAGATCCGAAATACCGTTCAAAAGTGCCGATGAATGGACTCGTAGTGCCGAAAGTGATGGCTGAGTACTTTACCGGAGTCGAAAAATCGATGGGCTGTCAGCTCGATGATGAGCAAAAGCAGTGGTATCTCGAGAAAGAAGCCATGCAGGGCGAGGAGATGAAACAGGAATTCCCGTCCACACCGCTGGAGGCGTTTTTAACCTCAGGGCGTCGAGTGTTTAATCCTGTCCATATTATGGCCGCGGAAGCGGATGTTCTTGCCCCCTTCTTGGTCTATGACCTTGAGCCTATGACGGGAAACCTAACTCGGGTGCACTCGATAGAGAGTCACGATCCGCTTCGCATGCAGCGCAACGCGATGAACCTTTTGCTGATGTGGGAAATGTTTGATGAGGATGAAGAGTATGCGCTGGGTGTGGATATTGCCGAAGGGCTAGAGCATGGCGACCGCAGTAGTATCGATGTTGTGAAAAAATCCGATGGTGAGCAAGTGGCCCACTGGTTTGGCTATATCGATGCTGAGTTATTGGCTTATCTGGTTAAACATATCGCGATTTTATACGGCAACGCTTACGTAATGCCTGAGCGCAATAACCACGGCCATGCCTTTATTCAAAAGCTTCGAGAAATCTACCCCATACCTTACATCTATTCAGAGCAATACCTAGATCGCGACAACGATGATGAGACGGTCAAGCTCGGCTGGTTAACCACCAAACAATCCAAACCTATCCTCACGGAAGGCATGAAGACGCTCTTTCAAAACGGCGTATCTGGCATTCGTTGGATGGGGACTATTTCGGAATACCATAGCTATGTGTACGACAAAAAGGGGGCGATGAACGCTCAGGAAGGGTGTTTTGATGACCAAGTGATGAGTCATATGCTCGCCCAAGAAGCCCGTGCACGTATGCCAAAGCGTGTGAAGTCAGAAGACCTCAAACGCGATCCTTCTAACAATCATTGGCAGACCAAATGATGCAACACGCAAAACTCGATACTTTTATGCTGCGTATTCTCTCCGATATTGATGGCCAACCTGACTGGCGCAGCGCTGCCAAAGTTGCCACCGCGTACTACGATGGCGATCAGCTTGATCCGAGAGTCAAAGATAAGCTTAAACAGCGTGGCCAGCCCACCACAATCCATAACCTGATTGCGCCGACCATTGATGGTGTGCTCGGGATGGAAGCCAAAACGCGCACCGACCTTTTGGTGTGCGCAGATGATCCCGATGAACAAATGGAACTGATGGCGGAAGCCGTGAATGCTGAGTTTGCAGATGCGGCTCGGCTAGGTCGACTCGATAAAGCACGCTCAGAGGCGTATGGGTCGCAAATCAAAGCGGGCGTGGGGTTTGTTGAGGCATACCGAAATCCGAACCCGTTCGGGCCTAAATACAAAATCAAGCTTATCCCTCGTGATGAAGTGTTTTGGGACTGGTTCTCCACTGAACCTGACTGGAGCGATTGTCGCTGGGTGATGCGTATGCGCTGGATCGATATTGATGAGCTCGCGAGTTTGGTTCCCCATAAAGCGAAGGTACTGGAATACGCGAAAAAGGATTGGCGTGGATTTGTTGATGTTGAAAATCTCGAAGGGCTCGACCCACTGTTGACCAGTGCGCATGAGGCATTTAATCACTGGTCACGGGATCATTCGGAGTACTTATCCCATAACCGTGAGCGTATTCGTTTGCAGATTGTGTATGTGCGTCATATAGAACGCAAAGCCGTGCTTGAAACCCAAGATGGACGAGTGATGGAGTTTGACCCGAACGATCTGACTCATGCGATGGCACTGGCGATGGAGAGAGCCACACTACGGCAGGCTCAAGTCAGCCGGATTAAAGAAGAGTGGTACGCCGGGATGTATCACTTATTGAGCCGTGACTGTGCCGCGCCTAATGGCCAGTTTCCCATCGTGCCGTTCTGGGGATTTCGCAAAGACGCCAGTGGTGAGCCCTATGGTCTGATTGCTCGAGCCATTCCTGCGCAAGATGAAGTCAACTTTAGGCGCATTAAATTGACATGGTTACTGCAGGCCAAACGAGTCTTAATGGATGAAGATGCCACCAATATGAGCCAACAACAGATTTTAGAAGAGGTTGAACGACCCGATGGCCTGATTAAGCTCAACCCACAGCGGAAAAACCAAAAATCCATCAGCGAAGTGTTTCAGGTCCAACAAGATTTCAATATCGCCGCGCAGCAATTTAATGTGATGCAGGATTCGATGAAGCTTATCCAAGATACCATGGGTGTTTATGGAGCCTTCTTGGGGCAAGAATCCAACGCGACCAGTGGGATTGCGATTGCCAATCTGGTGGAGCAAGGGGCGACAACGCTTGCCGAAATCAACGATAACTACAACTTTGGATCGCAGCTATTGGGTGAACTGCTATTGGGATACATCCTTGAGGATATGCGTGAGCAGCACAATAAAGCGATTGTGATCAACCGCAATGACAAGCGAAAGCGCAAAACCGTGGTAATGAACCATGTCGATGAACAAGGGCTACTGACCAATGATCTAACCCGCTTACGCGCCCATATTGCGCTCGCTCCCATTCAGCAAACCGCTGCTTACAAATCGCAGTTGGCAGAGCGAATGATGATGATCACCGCGCAGTTGCCGCCAGAGGTGCAAATCACCGTGATTGATTTAGTGCTTGAGCTTACCGATGTGCCGAATAAGCAAGAGTTTATGGAGCGTGTCCGAGCGGCGCTGAATATTGAAAAAGAGCCGGAGGATATGACTGAGGAAGAGCAGGCCGAGTTAGCCGCGCAAAAGCAGCAGGAGCAACAACTTCAGCAAAAGCAGCTTGAGTTGCAGATGCGGGAAATGGAGGCCAAGGTCCTCAAACTGGAAAGCGAAGCAAAGAACATCATGGCCAAGGCGCAGCGCGAAGAAGGTTTAACCGATAGCCAGCGCTACGACAATGCCAAAACCCAAGCCGAAACGAAGCGGATTTTGCAAGAAATCGAAAATCTCAATCTCGAAATGAGTCAAATGCAAAGCCAGATGCTGCAAACCGTAGAGGCCATGATTGAACAGATGTAGCAGGTTAGATTTGAAAGTGTATTGATTACAGACATTTGGACAAACGCCTTTCAAATGCTCGCTGAGAGGATAGGAAATTTGTAACTTAGTATCGTTTTTAAATTGCTTTTTCGCGATTTCAATATAAAAATAATGCTGTATATAAATACAGTAAAGTTATATGAAAGTCATACCTATTTACGCGAGTGCGGGCATCACAGGTTTTGAAAGTCCTGCAACTGAATACAAACAACTCTCCATTGATCTTGATGGTTTACTTATCCAGCATCCGAGTGCCACTTTTATTGGTAAAGCGAGCGGCGATTCTATGCAAGGAGTGGGGATATTTGATGGCGATTTGCTGATTGTTGATCGTCATCTTGAAGCGATGAATCACGATGTGATTGTTGCGAATTTTAATGGAGAGTTTGTATGTAAGATCCTCGATATTCGTCGTCGATTATTGCTCTCTGCAAATGAAAAAATGCAGCCTGTCGCTATCCACGATTTTGATACCTTCTCTTTAGAAGGCGTTGTGGTTAGCTCCATTCGTTTCCATCGAAGTAATCAGATATTGAGTGATCAGTGATGTTTGCTTTAGTTGATGCTAACTCGTTTTACTGTAGTGCTGAACAAGTCTTTCGTCCGGATTGGCGAGGAAAGCCCATCATAGTGTTATCAAACAACGATGGTTGCGTTGTGGCCGCGAACCGCCAAGCAAAGGAAGCGGGTGTTGAGAAGTTTAAACCCTACTTTCAGGTTAAAGCGCTTTGTGAGCAAAAAGGCGTTATTACACTTTCATCAAACTATGAATTGTATGCCGACTTATCGTCAAAGATGATGCAGGTGATCGGGAGATTCGCGCCCGAGCAACACATATACAGTATCGATGAGTCGTTTTTATCTTTTGAGCATGTTTATCCTGCTATCTCGTGTTTTAGAAAATTAGGCATGGAACTCAGACGCACAGTATGGCGTGAGTGCCGTCTTCCTGTAAGTGTTGGCTTTGGGAGTACATTAACACTCGCGAAAGTGGCTAACCATGCCGCAAAAAAATTGGATGCTTATCAGGGGGTTTGTGTACTTGATAATGAAAAAGAGCGTCAAATAGTGTTATCTCAATTACGAGCAGTTGATGTGTGGGGCATCGGTCGTAAACTTGGGCAGCGCCTGCAGCTAATGGGCATTAAAACCGCTTTACAACTTGCTAACTATCCTCCTGTCCTCATTAGGAAAGAGTTTAACGTTGAGGTTGAACGTACCGTTCGTGAGTTGAATGGACAAAAATGCAAAGGATGGGATGTAGCTCGTGCCGATAAGAAACAAATTTTTTCTACGCGTAGTGCAGGGCAGCGAATTACGGATATTGAGTCGTTGAAGCAAGCCTTGTGTAAACATGCCAATATTGCCTCTTATAAGGCCCGTCAACAAAAATCACTCTGCCGAGTCATGCTCTGTTTTGCAAATAGCTCTCCGTTTGACGAATATTCGGTTGTACGTAGAGCGATTCATAGATTTGCTTATCCGACATCTGATGTGACGCAATTGACCCAGATTGCCTCTTTATTGGCTGAGCAATTGTTTCAGGAGGATATTCGGTTTTATAAGATTGGCGTGGGTTTGCTTGACCTTGTTGATGGGCAACATGAACAACCAGATTTATTCAATCCTAATCCGAACAACCCTGCGTTGATGCATGTTTACGATACTCTAAATGGTCGGTATGGGAGTGATACCCTTTTTTTGGCGGCACAGGGTATTACTCAGAAATGGGCAATGCGGCGTGATATGTTGACCCCGCAGTACACAACGCGTTGGCAAGATTTACCTAAAATCAAATGCTGATAATATGAGTTAGGTTCTGTATGGATTGCTGCCTGAACGTCTTTGCCAAGTAATAAGTCAGTCGAGTGGCCCTGAATCATTTTTGCCCCATTCTGAGTTACGAGAGCTGAAATTAGGATAATAAAAACTTATATATTTTCAGTTTGAACCATAGTTTGATACTGATACTCACTAGCGCATTATTTGATGTAAGAATCCAGAACCTTTAGCACGATTTCCATATCTGCTTCACGTTGTTCTTTGTCCTCCTCAAGGACAACATGCTCAAACAAGTGACCTTTGATCACTTCTCGCATCAAGCCATTTACCGCGCCTCGAATAGCAGCAATCTGCTGTAACACATCATGACACTCATGCTCTTCTTCTAGCATTTTTTTAAGTCCATTCACCTGCCCCTGTATTTTACTGACGCGGGTATTGAGCTTCTTCTGATCTCTAGTTGTATGCGACATGGCTTATCTTCCAGTGTTATGAGTGAGCTATTCTAACCAATAATGTAGCACCTCTATCGTACTGGGGGGTAGTATATTATACTGGGGGGGAGTATAGTTTGCGTCAACTTTAAATTATCAATAGAGAAAAAAATGGATTTTGTCGCACTACTACAACAAGGTAATGGGTGGTTCTTTATTCCCAGTGCCATTTTACTTGGTGCTTTGCATGGTCTTGAACCTGGGCACTCGAAAACGATGATGGCGGCTTTCATTGTCGCGGTTAAAGGAACGGTTAAACAAGCCGTGATGCTGGGGTTGGCTGCCACACTTTCTCACACGGCTATTGTGTGGCTAATCGCTGTTGGCGGGATGTATATCAGCCAGAAATTCACGGCTGAGGATACTGAGCCGTGGATGCAACTCCTCTCAGGTGTCATTATTGTTTCGACAGGTTTATGGATGTTCTGGCGGACGTGGAACGATGAGCGTGCTTGGCATAAAGCTCATAATCATACTCATGAATGGACTACTCAAGTTGTCGATACAGGACATGGGCATGTTTCGCTCTCTCTAATAGAAGAAGGCGCTCATAACCGTTTCCAGTTACGAATACTCCACGGCAAGCCATTAAAGGCTGAAGGTGTTAAGATTTTAGTGCCTAGCCATAATGGTCAAGGTACTGATATATATAATTTTATTGAACGTGATGGATACTTAGAGTCGGACACTTGTATTGAAGTCTCTGATGCCATTTCTGTTAAATTGGTTATAGGGCACCATGATCATACCCATGATTTTGATGTCCATTTTATTGCTGGCTCTCATTCAGGGAGTGAAACTAACGAATATCAAGATGCTCATGAACGCGCACATGCTTTAGATATACAAAAGCGTTTTGAAAACCGAGATGTCACGAATGGGCAAATACTGCTTTTTGGTTTAACGGGTGGTTTGATTCCATGTCCTGCTGCGGTAACAGTTTTACTCATTTGTTTGCAGCTTAAGGCAATTACTCTCGGTGCTACTTTGGTTGTGTCATTCAGTATCGGTTTAGCATTGACTCTGGTTGCGGTTGGGGTTGTAGCAGCATTGGGGGTACAAAAAGCAACATCTAAATGGAGTGGTTTGAACAATGTTGCACGCCGAGCACCTTACTTATCGGGTATTTTAATCACTGCTGTTGGCATTTACATGGCAATCCATGGTTACATATCACTGATAAGCTAACATTCAATATCATTTTGTATGTAATATAAAAATCGAGATTTCAAGCTATGCTTCCTACCTTAGTCCTTCGTGTATATTGAAAATGGTAAGATCGTTACTCTCGTAGAGTATTCATGATGTACTTTATCTGTTTCAAATAGTGGGGATTTAATCCCCACCATATTTTACGCTTTTTTTACGCGAACCCTTGTTCCGCATCTGATAGAGTCACCATCAGATTTTCTTTTAAATGACTTATATAGCAATGAGTTGGAAACAGAAGCGTTATCTCTTATCGGCATCGGTGTTTGTTCTTGCACTTGTCGTATCTTTAGGACTTGATCATTGGTTAGGCTCAACCATTGCGGTGTTGCTGATACTCCAGCTTTCTATCGTTGTGATTGCCCTTCAATGTCACTCAAGAATAGCTTATGTGGCTGCGATTGCCGAAGCGGTCAGTTTTAACTTCCTCTTTACCACACCTCGATATTCGCTTCAGATGTTCCACTTGGATGACATCATCAACTTACTTGTTTTTATTGTGGTTGCCTTTACTACCAGCCAGCTTGCTGAGCGATATCGACGCCAACAAAATGCGCTAGAACAAGTTCAACTGCGCCACCAAATTTTGCTCTCTGTATCCCATGACTTGAGAACTCCGCTCGCGGGGATTATCGGTAATCTCACCACCTTCAAAGAATATCAGACGCAACTGCAAGCCAAAGAAAAGGATGAACTGCTCGACAGTGCCATTAAAGAAAGCCATCGCTTACATCAATACATAGAGAACCTTTTGCAAGCGACGAAATTGCAACACGGCGTGGTTCGCATCCAGAAGCAACAAGAATCCATTGTACATATTGTAAAAAGCGTCATTGGCCGTATCCCTTCATCCACCACAAGTATTGAGGTGGTCGTCAATGAGGCGGTTTCATTGGTTGATGTCAGTCGGGCTTTGCTAGAGCAGGCGTTATTTAATGTCTTGGACAATGCGCTGCGTTATTCCCCTAAAGATAAACAGGTCTGTGTGACAATTTATCAGAATCAGCAAAATGTGGTGATTGATGTCTACAACCAAGGCCAATCACTGCAACCCGATGAAGCAGAACGAATGTTCGAGCTATTTTATTCAGGCAAGGAAAAAAGAAGTGACGATTCTGGCTCTGGCCTTGGGTTGAGTGTGACAAAAGGCGTGGTCTCAGCCCATCAAGGCCATATCGAATGTGTAGAAGTACAACAAGGTTGTTTGATTCGGATTTCGCTACCAAGCAGTCAACAAGGAGAGTAGTAGTGAACTACAAAATACTGGTGGTGGATGATGAGCCTCAAATCCAAACTTTTATGCGCATTTCATTAGCGGCTGAAGGCTTTGATTACGTGGGAGCAGACTCGTTAGCCACGGCAAAAGTGCAATTTGAGCGTGTTCAGCCGCATGTGGTGGTGCTCGATTTGGGATTGCCTGATGGTGAGGGTATCGAGTTTCTCTCGATGATCCGTCAGTCAAGTAAAACACCCGTGCTCATTCTAACCGCACGCGATCAAGAAGAAGAGAAGATCCGCTTGCTTGAAGCAGGGGCTAATGACTACCTCAGTAAACCGTTTGGCATTAAAGAACTTATTGTAAGGATTAAGGTACTACTGCGAGACTTGGTCAGTGAGCATTTTAGCGAGGATATCGTTACTTTTAGTGCGCTTAAGCTACAAAAAAGTACCCATCAATGCTGGCTTTCTGATTCAGAAGTTATTCTGACCAAAAAAGAGTTTGCTTTTCTTGAAATGCTGATGAAGACACCAGGTCAGCTTGTAAAACAAACCGACCTATTGCGAGAAGTTTGGGGACACAGCCACACCGCTGATACCCATTATTTGCGGATTTTGGTGAGTCAGTTGCGTAAAAAGCTCAATGATAGTGCCGATGAACAACACACTATCAAGACGGAATCAGGGCTAGGCTATCGTCTGGTCACTGCGGGGTCAATTCGTGATTAACATCAAGAACACAATCCGATTGCTGCTTATGCCTATGTTGTGGATGGGGATTGTTCAGGGGACATTTGGTCTATTGTCGCTCTTTGTTTTTCAAGACCATATATCGGGTGATTTTTTCACGCCTTCTATTGGGATGCTAGTCGGTGTATTTTTATTTTCTGTAATATTGAGAAAAAGTGAACTGCATAAAGTGACTTTTCGTGATGCATTGATTTTTGCCAGTTTAACTTGGGTATTAACTGGCTTTTTAGGTGCATTACCGATCCATTTCGTTACCAAAGTCAGCATGACTGACGCAATATTTGAGTCCATCAGTGGTTTAACCACGACTGGAGCCACTGTTTTATCAGGCTTGGACGATATGCCGAAATCCTTTCTCTTATATCGCCAATTTCTTCAGTGGATGGGTGGGTTAGGCGTAGTGATTTTTGTCGTCGCGGTACTTCCTATGCTCAATGTCGGAGGAATGCGTCTGCTAAAAGCAGAAACTCCTGGCCCGATAAAGGATGACAAACTTTCTCCTCGTATCAATAAGACTGCGCACTATCTATGGGGGGTATATCTAACGATTACCGTTATGTGTGCATTGGCTTACTATCTTGCAGGTATGTCAGCCTATGATGCGATTGCACACAGTTTTACCACGGTTTCAACAGGCGGATTTTCTACCTATGACGCGAGTATGTGGCATTTTGAAAGTCACCTTATACTCATGTTATCCAACATATTCATGATGTTGGGTGCGATCAGTTTTGGCCTTCATTTTCGTGTGTTTCGAAATGGCTTTGCAGGGCTGCGTCTGTATGCCTCTGATGAAGAGTCGAGAGTGTTTATTCTTACCGCGATAGCGCTGTCTGTTATTTTGGGCTGGTACATCTTTAGTCACTCAGCCTACGAGGATTTTCTGACCTCTCTCAGTTTTGCCATGTTCAGCGTTGTCTCATTTATGACCAGTACAGGATTTGGGGCGGCGGATTTGGGCAGTTGGCCTGCGGCAAGCGCATTATTTTTAGTGTTTTGTGCTTATCTTGGAGGTTGCTCTGGCTCAACCGCAGGGGGGAATAAGTTTGTGCGCGACATTATTACTTTTAAAGTTATCCGAAGAGAAATCCGCCAACTGACTTACCTCAGAGCTATATTACCTATCCGTTACCAAGGCCGTGTAGTTGCACCTGATGTCATAAACTCAGTAATGGCTTTCATGTCTCTCGCCGCATTAACTACCGTGGTATTTACCTTATTGATGATGTCAACAGGACTCGATTTTTGGTCATCATTCACGGCAGTAGTGGCTTGTATTAATGTTCTTGGTCCTGGTTTCGGGGCTGTTGCAAGTAATTTTCAACCTGTTTCTGATCCAGGTATCTGGATCTTAAATCTGGCAATGATCCTTGGCCGACTGGAATACTTCACGGTGCTAGCCATGTTATTGCCACACTTTTGGAAAAAATAATAAAGGTATTGTCATGGCACATTTTACTGTCATTGGACTCGGGCGTTTTGGTATTGCGGCCAGCTTAGAATTGATCCACCTTGGGCATACAGTTACAGGGATTGATCGTGACCCCAAGATTGTTGAGAAATACGTCGAGGAGTTAACTCAAGCCATTATTTGTGATTCGACTGATGAAAACGCACTGCGCGAGTTAGATCTTGGCAATAGTGAAGCTGTGTTGATTGCGATCGGAGAAGACATGCAGTCAAGTTTGCTTTGCACATTGGCATTGAAAAACCTCGGTGTTAAAGAAATTTGGGTGAAGGCCAGTACTAAAGCGCACCATACCATAGTATCGAAACTTGGCGTTCAGCGTATCATTCACCCTGAAGAAGAAATGGGGGTGCGTGTTGCTCAGGCATTAAACTATCCCATGGTCAATAACTACCTATCATTAGGCCACGGATTGTATGTGGTTGAAATTCATATTAGAGCCTCATTGCATGACATGCCAATTGGACAGATTCTGGGGGATGCCAAAGGTAGTGTTCAGACTGTCCTTGTAAAGCGTGACCAAGAGATCCTGAACCTTATAGGCCATGACTTTATTATAAAGGCAAATGATATTGTTCTTTTGTGCGGTACCCGTGCAGAGCTGAAGTACCTCGCCCCAAGGTTGGTGTGATATGGTTCAGTGGCATCCTTCCATTTCTCCTATTGAACGTAAGCCTAAATCAGGAAGAAAACTCGTCGGCGCTCCACCGTTAATTCTAAGTGGTAGTTTCTTGCTTTTAATTTTATTTGGAACGCTCTTGCTCAAACTACCCATTGCAGTTCATGAGCCAATCACGTGGATACAAAGTTTATTTACGGCAACATCAGCCGTTACCGTGACAGGGCTAGTGGTGGTTGATACAGGCACTCAGTTCACCTTATTTGGACAAGTTGTGATTGCTATACTCATTCAGTGTGGTGGCCTCGGACTCATGACCTTTGCCATTGTTACCTTAATTGCTTTAGGTGGGAAAATTGGCTTTTTAGAGCGTACCGTTGCAAGAGAAGCTTTTAATCAAACTGACTCCTCAACACTCGTTGCGACCGCTAAATCCGTACTAATGTTTGCTCTGACCGTCGAACTGGTTGGGATGAGCATACTGACTTGGTATTGGAGCGATGAACTCGGTTGGGTAACGAGTCTATTTCACGGTTTCTTCTATACCGTCAGTGCGTTTAATAATGCTGGGTTTGCCTTAAGTGCTGATAGCTTAATGCCTTATGTGGATGACCCTGTCATCAACCTGACTATTACAGGGCTATTTATCATTGGTGGGTTAGGCTTTTCGGTTTGGATGGATTTAAAGCGAAACCGTCGGTGGTCAAAACTGACGGTCTACAGCCGAATGATGATAACGGGAACCGTGCTTATCAATGCCGTTGCAGTGATAGCCATCTACCTAATCGAGCGTGATAACCCCAACACCCTAGCGCCTCTCAGCGAACTCGGTAAGTGGCTGGCTTCTTGGTTTCAGGCGGTAACCCCAAGAACCGCAGGCTTTAATACACTTGCGATTGACCAACTCGAAGATGCAACAACGGCAATTATTCTAGTGCTGATGTTCATTGGTGGTGGTTCGTTAAGTACCGCAAGTGGCATCAAAGTTGTCACCTTTATGGTATTGATTTTATCGACGTACGCTTACTTACGTCGTGATGAGCAAATCCATGTGTTTAAACGTGAAATCGCAAAAGAGACGATCAGCAAAGCTCTTGCACTGACGATGATTTCGGTTGTAGTGACGTGGTTAGCCATTTTTGCATTACTCTTGACGGAAAATGCCCCAATGATAGATGTCGTGTTTGAAGCGGTTTCAGCATTAGGCACTGTGGGTTTATCTCGTGGTTTAACAGGTCAGCTTTCTGCATCGGGTGAACTCATTATCATCTTTATGATGTATATGGGGAGATTGGGACCATTAACCTTGGCGTATTTTCTAGCTAGCCCACGCCAGAAAAAACTTCGTTTTGCGGAGACCAAATTAGCCATTGGGTAAGGTTTTAAAGCTGGCACAAGGAAGTGCTCAAATGCTTAATGAATTAACATTTATTGCAATCTCACAACCGTAAACAGCTTTGATTACCAGTAGTGTGAATTACTGCGGGTGTCTTCTTATAAAAACTCTCGTGGTGAAAATTAGCTGTGACGTAGATAAGAAGATTTGCGCGTTGTAGATATACAATCTTTATTGCAGAACTACTTGAAGTAATCCGAAATATTAGTGCACTCCAGAGATCGTAACTCAGAAATGTCCAGAGACGTGCTAAAAACGAGACTTCCCGAGTTACTTCCCTCAATTCATTTCCTCATCTACAACAGTTGAATTCCCAACCAACTTGCGGTAGATTTTCCAACAATACCAAAGCTGCCACCGGGCGGCTTTTTTTGTTTCTGGACCCTGCCATTGGCGGGGTTTTTTATTGGCTGTCGGGAGTTGAGATGCCATTGAAAGAGCCGGAGAGCTGGACCCAACTCCAATCCATAGGCCTTGCGCTGATGGCGATTTGGGGAGGGCTGGTGACTTATATCATCGATATTCGCAAAAAAAATCGTCCCTTTCGTTGGGTTGAAGCGCTGATGCAAATCATCGTCTCTGGATTTGCAGGGGCATTGTGTGCTTTGGCCGCGATGTACTTTGAATGGCCGCAAGAATTGGCGGGGTTTGCTTGTGGTATCAGCGGATACGCAGGCTCGCGGATCCTTGCCATTTTTGAGCGCAAATTTATTAGCTCTATCTCAAATCAGCCTTAAACGCAGAATGCGTTGTATTGCCCTCACATGCTTGGTTGGATGTATTGGAGAAACGTCATGTTTGATGTGGTGTTCGAACGTCTCATGCCCCACGAAGGTGGCTTTCAATGTGACCCCAAAGATCGTGGCAACTGGACTGGAGGACGTGTCGGCGTTGGTGAGCTTAAGGGCACCAATCGTGGTATTGCCGCGATGACTTACCCACATCTTGATATCAAAAACCTCTCTTACGAGCAGGTGAAGGCGATTTACTTCGAGGATTGGTGGCAAGCACTCGGTATGGCGCGTTTTCGTCCGGCGATGCAATACCAACTTTTTGATGCTGCGGTGCAGCATGGTTGGCATCGTGCCGTGAAAATGCTGCAAAACGCAGTGGGTGAAAAGCCTGACGGCATTATCGGCCCGAAGACGCTGTCGGCGACACAAACGATGGATCTCAATGATTTACTGATGCGCTACATCGCCTATCGCATCACGTTTTACACCAAAGTATCGACCTTCAACGAATACGGACGAGGGTGGATGCGCCGAGTCGCGCAGTGCTTGCTGTTCGCCGCAGTGGATAATGATCTTTAAGGGGAACTTATGGATAAGCTAGGTCTTATTTTGAGAAGCCGCAAAGTGATCCGAGCGTTGGTGGCGTTATTGGCGGCACTGATGCTGTCATTGGGCTACCAGATATCGCCGGAGTTTCAGTCGCTGGTGTCACAGGCGGTGTGTGAAGTGATGGAATGTATCGAGTAACACCATGAACGAGTGGTTATCCCTTTTGATGAGGCTGGTGAATGCGATTTTGGATTCGATTAATCGGTCGCGTAAACAAGCGGCAACCGATTCTCCTAGTGAGCATATTGCTAATGGTGGTCTCGTGCAGCGCAGTGAGAAAACCTTCGCCGATGTGGCCAACCAACCTGACCGTGATTGAGCTAGCCGATGGTGGACTTTGCCTTGACCGCGCTTCGGCAGAAAAGCTTGCCGCATTTAAAGCGGAATTAGAGTCGTTGTAAGCGGGAGAATTGATGAAAAGTATCGCGCATGAACTTACGGTATTGGTGGATAAATCCAAGCCGTTTCGTTCGTTGTTGGTAAAAGCTGAGGCGGGTGGCTCCGTCGAACTGCAATATGAGCTCGATGGTGAGCGGATCACCGCACAAACCTTTACTGCGACAGGTCACTATGAGCTGGTGATCTTGCGTAGCGGGTACCTTGTTCCAAATAATGCCCTCTTTTCCTTGGTGTAAGCATGGTCGATCAACAGCAACTTTGGGTACGCCGAGTCTTGGTGAGCCGCGAACGCTACGCCCCATATTTTGATGGTTTAACGCAATATGCCGTATTGGATAAACCTATGGTTTTCACTGGTGATTTTGATATTTCTATTGAGGCCGAAGGGTTAAGAAACGACAGTTTTCAAGCGCTCTTTTCTGGAGAGACGGTCGATAATTTCTTTCGATTACTTCAAGGTGGCAGTGGGATCCAGTGCTATATCGGTGGCGCAATTGTCTCTTGGTTGACCAATCAGTTTGATGCGTCTCAGCCTCATCATTACCGGCTGAAACGGGTGGGGTCAGTGGCCTCCATTGGTGTTGATGGCGAATGGAAAGTCAGCCGTGAAGGTATTCAAACGCCGCTCACCGTCACTCGTATGATGCGCTCTTGGACCACCTCACTTTTCACAAGAGGGCAGATCCGCGAGCTCATCATTCAAGGGGCTGTGTATCCCTTGGATCAGAAAGAGAGTGCCATTCAAAGAAGCCAGCCAGATAACGGTAATTCGCTGACCATCATCAACCATACCAAAGCGATGTGGAGACGGGTGTGAGCCTCTATCAGATGTATGCTTTTCTTTCGATGTCCGAGTGGCAAATGTACTTTAAAGCCCGATTTCCTGATGCGGTTGAGGTTCAGAGCTATAAGCTGGCGGTGTTTTTGAATACAGAAAAAGAGGCGTTGATGCGTCAGGCGAGCCAAGTAGTCGAACTGGAAGCGAGCGCCATTATCACCGCACTGGCCACACAAAATCACGCCTGCATGATTTGCGATTACGCTGCCGCCATGCAGGTTTGCCAGCATTTCGAGTCCAGCGAGCAATAGTCCCCATGAGTATTCAGTGCCGAGCCTTGTGCTCGGCTTTGTTGTTTTTGTCGCTAAGCGTTTTTTCGAGAGCGCTTAACCGCACAGACAGCGACACGTCTAATCAAAGGAGTCACCATGAATACCCATCAAGACACGATTGCCGTCACTGGTAATGAAACATTGGAAGAGCTGGAAGCTTTGCTGGAATCGATGGAAGCGGAAGAAAGTCGCCCAACTGTCGAAAAGGAACAAGGCGCTGACGAGCGCCTTGCTTCCTCTTCACAATCGCAAAGTGTGGAAGGTTTAGACGGCGATACCGATGCAGCCTCGCCAACTGCAGAGCCTAACGCAAAGCCAGACGGTATTCTCGCCAAAGACCAAAAGCACATTATCCCGATGGAGGTGCTCGAGCGAGAGCGGCAAGAAAAAGCTCAGCTTCGCCAAGAGCTTGAAGAGTTAAAAGCACATTCAGCGCAGCTTGAAAAAGCGCAGCGCATGATTGATGTGCGTAACAAACAACTCGAGGAATTGGGCGTTGCGCCGGCTGATTTACCCGAAGATGTCACCATTGATGAAAAAAAACTTGCTACGTTACAGGAGGATTACCCCGAGCTCGCCCCTTTCTTTTTGGCTATGAATAACAAAATTGAGGCGTTGGTTTCTAGCGGCACGGTGGCGGCCTCGACCACATCACCGGAGACTGAAAGCGCCGCGCCAGTCAACAATGCTGAGTTGACGACGGCGCTACAAGCAAACGCGGATCTGCAGTCGTGGATGAGTGAAGGTGGGGCGCGTTGGAATGCCGCGCAGCAAATTGATGACCATTTGGCTTCAAGTTCTGAATGGGCGAATCGAAGCTACGCCGAGCGATTTGAAGAGGTCAGTAAGCGGGTACGACTGGCGTTTGGTGATGAGCCGAAATTGTCAGCCCAAGAGGTTCTGAGCGCGGCGCAAGAAGCAAGTCGTAAAGCGAAAAACGCTTTGCCAGCGTCTCCGAGTGAGCTTGGCAATACTCATCGCACGGGGAATTCCGATCTGATGAACCGGGTACAGAGTGCTAATCACGAAGAGCTGGGTAAATTGTTTGACTCTCTCAGTGAAGCGCAAATCGAGCAACTGCTTTATAACGCTGGATTCTAAACCCGTTTTTCAAACACTAAGCCTCAGCTGACACGCTGGGGCTTTTTTATTGGAGTGAAAGTATGACAACCATTACTGACGGCGTGAAGTTACAGGAAACGGCGCTGTTCAAAGCGACCCTGCGCAATCGCTCGTTTACCAATATGTTGACCGAAGATGCGCCGCAGAGTGTGACCAGTAATAAAAAAGGCAATGAGCAAACCTCACCTCATGCTCCGATTGTCCGCTGCGCCGACTTAAGTAAATCGGCAGGGGATGAGGTAGAAATGCAGATTGTGCATGGTTTGACGAAAAAGCCGACCATGGGCGATCGCCGAATTGCTGGACGGGGTGAAAGTTTAGAGTTCGCGGACTTCTCACTGAAAATCAACCAAGGCCGCCATCAAGTGGATTCTGGCGGTAAGATGACGCAGCAAAAGACTCGCCATCCACTGCGTAAACTCACTCGAGCTTTACTGCCGGATTACGTGAATACGCTGCAAGATCAGGTTACGACAGTGCACCTTGCCGGAGCGCGGGGGGATTATGCGACCGATGACATCATTGTGCCTTTAGAAAGTGATACTGAGTTTGCCGAGATCATGGTCAATGATGTCTTGCCGCCAACGTATGATCGCCACTTCTTTGGGGGCGATGCGACCTCCTTTGAAGGGCTCGATGCGGCGGATATTTTCTCGATTGAAACATTGGATAATATCGGTCTCTACCTTGAAGAGATGCCTCATCCACTGCAGCCAATCCGTTTTAATGACGACAAGATGGCGGGTGATGAGCCCTTCTATTTACTGAGTGTTACCCCACGTCAATGGAGTGACTTCTATACCTCAACCTCAGGTAAAGATTGGCAAAACCTCACTGCGAATGCGATTTCCCGATCGCGTAACTTTAATCATCCGGTGTTTCGTGGCGACTGTCTGATGCGGGGCAATATCTTGGTGCGCAAATACAAAGGTATGCCGATCCGTTTCAATCCTGGTTCTGTTGTCTCGATTTCCAATAACGATAAAGCAGCCAGTGTGCGTCAAGTCAATGCGGCCACCACCATAGATCGCGCCATGTTACTCGGCGGGCAGGCGTTGGCATACGCGTGGGGGAAAACGCAAGGTGGCCAATCCTTCCGTTATCACGAGGAAGATGTGGATGCGGGTAACCGTACCGAAGTCACGGTGTATTGGATGAATGGCTCCAAGAAAATTCGCTTTAAAGACAAAACGGGGCGCGTGAACGATCACGGGGTGATTGCGCTCGATACGGCTGTGAACCTGTAGTGGAGTAAACGTGAATGACTCATCGACAAAGTGAAACCTTTAACAACCGCGTCTACGTTGGGGCGCATGGCAATTTATCGCTTGAAGAAGGAAAACTCAGTGCCAAAAACACGCCTATCGACACGGTATTCGCTGTCTTGGAGCTGCCGATTGGTTTAAAGCTGACGGGGGTACGTCTGGTGACCAATGGGCTTGGAGCCTCGGTCAGCGTCGATATCAAAGTCAACGATATCGCCCTAGCGCTTGGGGAAGCGGTCGCCAATAAAGTCGCCAAGCAGATCCCGATCAAGCCCGTGTACCTCAAAGAAAAGGGCATCCTGAACGTCACCATTAAAGGTGGTGTCGCCACAGGCGAGCTTCTCATCTTGCCGGAGTACGTCAACGTTGGGTATTAAGCCCAGCCACTGTAGAGAGGGAGGCAAGGAGCCTCCTTTGATTTTTGGGAGAGAGTGATGACGCATAAAATTGCTGTGGTCTATATCGGGCCTAAGCCAAAGAAAAAAGACACGGTCGCTGGCTCTAGGCTGGTGTTTCCGCGCCATAAGCCGGTCTTAGTTGAACAAGATTTGGCTTATCAGCTACTGGATTTTCCGAGCGTATGGATAACGGAAGAGGAGTTAGAGGGTCATCTGAAGCTTCTTGATGAAAAGGCCCAAGCGATGGCTCATCAAAGGGCAGCGCAAGAAGCAATGCAGGAGGCAGAAGAAAAAGCGGCTTCCATGGTTGTCATGCTAAATGGTGAGGAGTTGGACCTCGATAAGCTCAACTCAGCCAAGTTAAAGACGCTGATCGCTGCTAATGAGCTAGATATTGCCCCCAAAGGCGCGCAGGAAGAGGTGACAGAGTTTCGAGTACGAGTGCGCGATTATCTGCGTCGCATGAGTGAAGAGAGTGAACCGGCAAACCTCGCGGAGTGATTATGGAAACCGTCGCTATCGAACAGTTTGTGCCTACCCTTCGGCAATTGGTCAATGTCGCACTTGCGCCATTACTGCACAGTGCTTTGCTGCAAGCTGGGCAAGAGTTTTGCCGAGAAAGTGGTCTTGTGCGCTATGAGCGTAAGCTTGAAGGTGTGAAGGCTGAGAATGTGATTGCGGTGGTCGGTAGTTCCGATTTGAACGAACCCGGCAAAGGCAGTTACTTGACCAGTGAAGTGATGGCGGTTCTCGATGATGAAGGCACGGCACTGATAAAGGGTGTGAATTACCGCCAAATGAACCGTGATGTACTGATGTTCTTAACGGATTGTCAGCGTGTCTCGGTGCATTGTTCTGTTGAGCCGCAGCTTCACTCGAAAACCTTACCTAAAGTGCTTTTTGATGAGTATTGCCAAGCGGTCTGCTATGGCGCAGCGCATATTTTGATGTTGCAACCGGATAGCGATTGGCATAACCCGAAGCTGGGTAATGAGTATCGCGCATGGTTTATGGATGCGTTACGCAAAGCTAAGCGCTTTAGCCTCGAATCAGGTGAGGTTCAGTCGTTTTCTAATCCCATTCGTCAGCGAGAGTTTTTCTGATGCCTACCTCTATCAAAACCATCATTGACCGGATTTCGCGTGATCTGATCGATGCGAGTAATGTTCGTTGGTCGCGCCCTGAGCTTATCGATTTTTTGAATGATGCGATTGCGGCGATTGTGTTGCGGCGTCCAGACTTGACGCGCAAAACGGTGACGATCGATGTTGATAGCTTTACCGTGGGTTTACCTGTGGATTTATACAAGGTGTTGGCCGTCAATCATATCAATCTGATGGCGGCGCAGTACGTGGATATTAATAAGCTTAATCAGCTTTATCCGAATTGGCGCACAATGACCGGTGAGCCAACGTGCTGGACTCGTAATGAACTCGATGAAAAAACGCTGTTTTTGTTTCCTGCCCCTGAGTCTACCGCGACTGTTGAGATTGTGTATTCCAGCGCGATGAAGGTGGACGCCGAGAGTGATGATTTTCCGATCACTGAAATTTATGAGGGCGTTGTATCGGACTATGTGATGTACCGCGCTTACAACAAAGACAGCATGAACCCTTCTGATGCGCAGCGCGCTCAACTGCATTTGCAAGCCTTTGCGACGGCGCTGGGTGAGAAATCTTCATCCGATCAGTTCATTGTGCAGATGATTAAACAAAGCGAGGTGGCACGGTAATGAGTGAGCCTACTGTTCAAGACTTGGTTGAAAGCGTTGATGTGCTTGGTAAGACAACCTCTGAACTGGTCGAGCGATACACCGAAGCGATCTTCGGGGTTGAGGCCAGTGCGGGGAGTGCCGCAGAAGATGCAAAGAAAACCGCCGCTGACCGTGTGCAAACGGGATTGGATGCCGAGTTTACCGCGCTTAAAGCCAATGAGGCAAAGGACAGTGCCGCGCAAGCCGAACAAGCCAAGCTCGATGCACAGGAAGTGACACAACTTTCTACTTTTAAGCAATACCGTGATCAAGCGCAGCAAGGTGCGACGACTTCGACCGCTCAAGCGGTTATTGCAACGCAGAAAGGTACGCTTGCGACTGAGCAGGCCGCAATTGCGACTAATAAAGCGAATGTGGCGACTGAGGAAGCTACTAAGAGTACCACGCAAGCCGGTATTGCAACGCAGAAGGCTCAAGCCGCGAGTGACAGTGAGCGGGCGGTGCTGCAAAAAGCACAGGAAGTGTCTGATAATACGACGTTGGTTGCGACGCACACCGCCACTGTGGTGAGAAAAAGTGATGAGGTTGTTGTTAATGCTTCGATGGTTGCCGAAGACAAAGCGGTAGTCGTGCAAAAAGCTAGTGAGGTGGCGAGCAATGCGAGCAGTGCAAGTAACAGTGTGTTGTTGTCGCAAGAGTGGGCAGTGGGTAGAACGCCGCCGAGCAGCCATGCCGCCCCAAGTAATACGAATAATGCGATGTATTGGGCGCAGCAGGCACAATACAACGCGAACCAAACGTTTATCTCTGGCGGTTTGTTTACGCCGTCCGTGTCTACGCCCTATCCAAGTATTGAGGGGGTTGTGCGCGACACGATTTGGATCATTGAGTTTCCTTCCGAAGATGCCACTTTTACTTATACCAGTGGGCAGTTATCTGGCCGAATGGTGAAAAATGGCGACTTGTTATTTTGGGATACGCCAGAAAACGAATTTAACCTTATCCCGACTAAAATCGGCGGGATCTTGTCTTTGGTTACGGAATGGGGAACGGAGACGGGTCCTAGTGTTGATATTAGGGGGCGTTATCTTCGGAAATCCGGGGATAGCACCACATCATTAATGTCTCTACCTAATTTAGCCGTTCAAGCCCTCAAAGATCTTAATTCTGAAACTGTTGGATATTTTGGGGCTGAAAATGGTGATGGTAACTACCTAGGAAACACAGGGCGCTGGCTTCGCTTCTTTGCAAAAGATAGTATTTTGCAAGTAAGGGACCAGAACAACAATATAGGCAGAGTTTATCATCAAGGATACAAACCAACTGCTGCTGATGTGGGTGCTTACACTAAAGCTGAGATTGATGGGAAGATTATTGGTAGGCCAATACTTCTTGGCACTGAAGATTTAAACTCCCTTATGACCGCTGGTGTATATGCTCAGAACCTAGATGCTAATACATCCGCAACCAGTCATTACCCAGAAAACCTAGCAGGTTCTCTAATCGTTACTTCTGGCGCTGGTGTTCAGCAAACTTACCATGTCTACAACTCTTCTCGTGTTTGGACTCGAGCGAGGTACCAAAATCTTGAGTGGACACCTTGGGCGCTTCAATACAACACATTGAATAAACCAACTGCTGCTGATGTGGGTCTGGGCAGTGTACCTAACTATGCTGCAACAAACAGCTATGAGGGTACCTCAACGTCCCTATTGGCTACCCAACGGGCTGCCTATGATGCTGCTGCGGCTCCACGTCTGGAAGCTGAACGTAAACGTAAGATTACCTACGGTACCACAGCTCCTGCGGCTGCCATGGGTGCTGATGGTGATATTTACTTCCTGCTTTAATATAAGGTCCCTTCGGGGACCTTGGAGGATTTATGCCCAGAATGTATATAAATGAAGGGGGTGCATGGAAGGCCGTAAAGAAACCTTCAATAAAGATTAATCAACCACCTTATTATGGTGTTTATCAACCTGCGAAGAAAGTGTTTATAAAGGTAGAAGGTATTTGGAAGGAGGTCTACACGGCTTTTCCGGGGTTCTACACGGCGGACATTTCTTCATACGGTAGTTGGAAGAATGTACTAGGTAAGAATATCTTTGGTAACGGTATAACTTACCACCCTGAGGTGCCTATAAGTCTACGAGGATGTGCTTTTGGTAATGGTGGTCCTGAATGGGTAGACAAAGCTAAAGTTACAGCCCCTTCTAATGCTGATTATGCTATCTCAACTCGTGACTTTAATATGTTTATTAATTTAAACAAACAAGGGTTTGGCGGTCTTTCAGCCTCAGAATTAACATCGCGATTCGTTGAAGATTTCAATGCTGGGGAATTTAGAATAAAATTTAATAGAGAGGGTAAATCAGCTTACTTCGGAAGTGATAAATGTATAGCTAAAATATTAGGTTCATCCTCTGATGCTAGAGTTAAGATAGAGCAGAAATCCATAGTTGAAGGTCAATTCAATAATGAATGGAATGTTCTTACTTTTGGCATGTCAGCAAGTAAACCTGTACTTAATACTATAGGGGTTACTGTATAATAGTAAACGTAAACGGAGTCTGGAAGGACTCCAAACCTTATGTCAACGTTAACGGCACTCTTAATACCATCTTAAACCTTTCTTGAATGGCGACCTTTACGGTCGTTTTTTTGTTTCTGTGGAATATGAATTATGCGCATTGAAATCGCTACGATGAAAGGCGAAATGCCTCGCCTTGAGCCACATTTGCTGCCTAATGAGGCGGCGGCCTTTGCGCTCAATTGTACTTATGAGCGCGGCGTTGTCGTACCGATGCGAAGTGATCTGGCGGATGTGCTATTGCCAATTGATTCGCCCAAAACGCTCTTTCTCTATGCGCATACGCATTGGTTTACGTTTTCTAAGCCGGTGAGTGTGATTGCCAATCCGATGGCGCAAGATCCTTATCAGCGAGTGTATTGGACTGGGCAAGATAAGCCGAAAGTGACCGCGCAAGATATTGCTGTGAAACAAGGGGTTATGCCTGCGGCTTGGTATGACTTGGGTGTGCCAAGACCTCTTGGTCAGCCGGTTGTGACGAAGGTGGATGCCTCGACCGGCGAGAATCCGCCTGAAGGTGAGTTACCCGCTTACGATGATGAGGATCGCCTATATATTCAAACCTATGTGACGCGATTTGGGGAAGAGGGCGCACCGGGTGAAGCGAGCCAATCGGTATTGATTGAAAAGCCCGGTTCAACAGTGACTATCCAGCTCGCGCCGCTCTCGGCGAGTACCCACAATGTGACACATACCCGCTTGTACCGTTCGGTGTCTTCCAGTGGTGAGGGGGATTTTTTATTGGTAGCGGAGCTGCCCATCAGTCAGACGCAATACATTGATGCTGCCCGTAATATCAATGGTCCTTCGCTTGAAACGTGGGATTACGATATGCCAGATGCTAATTTGCAAGGTTTGTGTGCAATGGCCAACGGGATTTGTGCGGGGTTTGCGGGAAATGAGGTGATGTTTTCCGAAGCCTATTTGCCCTATGCGTGGAGCAAGAGTAACCGCGGTATCACCGATGATGACATTGTGGCGATTGCGCCGATTGAAACCTCGTTAGTCGTGGCCACGAAGGGCAAACCTTATCTCTTTTCCGGTGTGACGCCTAGCATGATCACAGGGATGCGTCTGAATATTGAGCAGGCTTGTGTGAGTGCAGCATCAATGGTGGTGATTAATGGTACGGCAATTTACGCTTCACCGGATGGCCTAGTGGCTATTTCGTCGTCGAATACGTTCGTGTTGTCTGATGCGATTATTGATCGAGTCACTTGGCAATCTTTCAAGCCTGAAACCATTAAGGCGTGGGCAGTGGAAGGGCAATACGTGGCGCAATGTGAAGGCGGCGGTATTATTTTTGATTTGGTTAGCCAATCTTTTACGCGGATCAGTCATCGTTGGGCGGCGGCTTACCATTATTTGCACAAAGATGCACTGTATGTAGCGAATGGCAAACAACTTGCTCAGTGGCGTAATGGTTCTGATGTGATTGCTATGGAGTGGATGAGTAAGAAATTCATTGTGCCGCACAGTGCGTTAGTCACTTGTGCACGTATTCAATGCCCTGCGCCTGAATTGTTGGCGGTGAGCTTTATTGCCGATGATGTGGAGATTTACTCTTTGACGTTTGGGGAGCTAACTAATCAGCCATTTCGTTTGCCGCCGGTGCGCGCTTTTCAGTGGCAAGTTAAAGTGACCGGTTCGGTGAAGGTTGAGCGCATTATTCTGGCGGATACGGTTTCGGAGTTGTACTGATGGCGGGCAATACTAAAAGTCCATTTCGAGCTGGACGCTCTCTCGATGCGTTATATGAAAATGTTGAGATTTTAACAGGGCAGCGAGGCAATAGCCGTTATCGCGCTGTGACTGAAAAAGATGTTGCGGCGATCAAAGGCATGATAAATAAGGTTATCGTCGGAAGTGGGAGTAATGGCGGTGATAGTGTTGTTGAGCGGCCCCACGCGCCGAATAACGTTGAGGCGTTTGGCGGGTTCTCTGCCATTTTGGTGCAGTGGGATACTCCACGGTTTAAGGGCTTTGCGTATGCCGAGGTGTGGCGAGCGGGTGCAAATGACTTTTCTCAAGCGGTATTGATTGCGACGACGCCTGCGAATGTGTTTTCTGATGTCGTCAATTTGGGTAGCCATTACTTCTATTGGGTGCGCTTTGTTAATACGAATGATTTAGCGGGTCCTTACCATGATGTGAATGGGGCGGCGGCGGAAACCTCACAAGATATTGCCGGTGTGGTGGATGAGTTAGCGGAGCAGTTAAAAAGCTCTGAGCTTATCCAACACATGCAAAAAGAGATTGATAATAAGGCCGCGCAAGATGCTCTCGATTCGCTTGATGAAGAATTGACGGCACTTGATAAGGAAATGGCAGAATCAGGTAAGCTGATTGGCCGTATCGAGACTATTTTGCAAAATGTCAGTCAGGTGCTGGCATTGCAGATTAAACAGCTTAATGCGGCTTATGTTTCGAGAGACTTGGCGCAGACAGTTTCGACCAATGCCAAGATTATTGAAGTCTCTAAAGTGTCGTCTGACGCTTATCAAGCCTTGGCGAAGAAAATTTTGCAGTTAACCTCGGATTTTGAGACTGCAGATCAAGCAACGAATGCGTTGCTTTCTGAACTGAGCCAAACAGTTGCAGAAGCTGACTTGGCTATGTCAGAGCGGGTAGATACGGTGGAGGCGAAAGCGATTTCGGCAGGTGAGGTGGGTGAAGAGGCCAAGGCCGCCGCGCAAACCAATGCGAAAGCGATTGCCACAATTAACCAAGATGGTAGTTCAGCTTATCAAGCGCTTTGGGGTACAAAGCTACAAGCCGGTGATATTACCGCAGGCATTGGGATTGTGGCTAAGAGTGATGGCACAAGCCAAGTTGCCGTCAGTGCCAGTCAGTTTTTTGTCTACGATCCGAATAAGCCCGGCACTCTCGTTCCCACTTTTGCTATCGATAACGGTGCGGTGGTTATTCCTAAAGCGCTGATTGAAAGTGCGACAATTCAAGTGCTACAAGCGCAAAAGATCACGGCGAATTATGTGAAAGCAGGCATTGAGATCGCCGCTCCGCTTATTAATACTGGTAAGCTACGTGGCGGTGATGCGGGCTTTGGTGCGGGTGGTCCTTATAACGGCTATCACACCTTTATTCACTCAAACGGCCTCTTACAAACCAACAATTTACAGGCCAATAATGGTTATTTTCGTGGCAACATCGAAGGGACCATCATTAATGGTGGTGTGATCAAAGGGGCGACAATTATCGCCAGCACCTTCTATCAATCGGTAGTGCTCTATACCACATTTGGGGATAACGCGACGACCAGCCTCTCTTACCCTTCTGCGTTAGGGGGCGGGTTAGTGGTCACTTCTGAATCGGTACGTGTGACCTTGCCGGAAACCAGCTACTACAGTGATGGCGCGACCGCTCCGGTGGATTTTTTCCCAGCAGGGGATGTGTCCATTAACACCATGAACCGAGCACGTTACCGCACTATTCCGGATGGAGTATTTAACTTTACGGTGAGACGGCCAAGAGTGGGGGGCTCTGGTTTTTTACAAATCTTTGTACAGGCCATCAATCTCAGTGGTGGCGTCGTTGCCGAGGCAAGGATTGTCGGAACCGATACCGCCAATGCGGTAGGTACAACCGTAAATGTGGCAGGGGTGAGTTTTGCGCTGACTTATTACCGAGGAGGAAGCAGCGGTTATGCTGTCGAAGAGGCGCACATTGCGAGTCGTCGTTCGCTGTTGGGTTCGGGCTGGACTTACTCTGCTTCCCAATCTTTACGCTTTCGGCTGCGTTTAACATCGCTGCACGATGGTGCGGTGATCGTCAATATGTCGGCCTCTATCAATAACAGTATTGACCCAAGGTGATGGCATGATGGTGACAACTGAAAAAGAGCCATATCGCTTTTACTTCCAAGGCGAAGTGACCGACTGGAACACGTTCAAGGCGGCTTATGATGCCGGAAACATCCCAGATGAACTTTATTATGAGCGATTGGCACTGCGGCAAACGTGGCTTGACGGTCATGAGGTCAATGAAAGGGCTTGGGCGCGCGCTGAACTTGCGGCTACCGATTTTATGGAGTTGCCAACGGCGACCTATCAAGGAGAGCGGTTAGTGACATCGCCAAAACTTGCTGAAATGTTGGCTTATCGCGAAGCGGTGCGACGTTACGATTTACGTGAAGAGTCTCGCCCATTGAGGCCAGCATGGTTTGTCGATGAGTCTTTATAAACTGTCTTACGAATCGTGGCGATCTCGAGTATTGCCGTTGATGGAACAGACCGAGAAGCGCAACCAGCACTGGTTCGCCAAACAAGTAGATGAAGCCCTACTCGATGGTAGGGCTTCGCTGTTTTTGGTGGAGGAGGGAGTGTTCGTCCTTGAGCCCAGTTTGGACAATGGTGAAATGCAGGTATGGGTACTGTTTGCTTGGAGCAATCGTAAAGGTGCGCTTAAGCGCTATTTACCGACCGTAGAGCAGTTAGCAAAGCGGGTAAAGGCCAAGAGGTTACTGCTGAATACTGCCGTGAAAGCTTTGCAAGTAAGCCTAATTGACGGTGGGTTTTGTCGTATCGAAACCGGTGATGTTGAGACTTGGTGCAAGGAGATCTAATGGGTGGGAAAAAAGATGGCCGCGTTCAGGAGACCGCGGCGGAAATCGCCGCTTCCCAAGTTGCGGCGAAAGAGTGGAACTTATACAACACAGAGCTCAAAGCGTTTGAAGATATCTTCATACGGCGAGTGAACAACCTTAACTCAGAGGCCAATATGGCCGACGTGAAACAGGCGGCAGATTTAAATTATCAAAGCGAGTACGGCAAAGCGCGAGAGGCGGCCACTGAGAATCTTGTGGCCTCCGGTGTTGATCCGAGCTCCGGAACATTTAAAGCAACGTTAAGCCGTTTGGCGACAGACCAAACTCTCGCTCAGGGCTATACCGTAAACCGCGCTCAAGTCAATGAGCGGGACAAGTATGTGGTGGGTAAGCAAGATATCGTCGCTCTCGGTGCTGGTCAGAAAGCCGAAGGCTTGGCTGGTATGGAAGAGACCGCGCGGCTCTCTTTGAAAAAAGCCACAAGCGATGCCGCCACAGCGTTTAACCGACGTAGCGCGAATGCTCAGGCTGTAGGGACGTTGGCTGGGATTGGAACCAGTATGTACATGAACCGTGCCAAGCCAGATACGAGCTTTGTCAATGTCGATACTAAGACGCTGAAAGGTCAAGCGGGCATGGATCAGAACTATGTACTCAACAGAGGGTAAGTGATGAACGTTAATGTTTCAGGTTCGGCGGCCAATAACTACGCCAATATCACTCATGCCATGTATCAAGACTGGTTAGAGCGATTTTATCCTCAGCAAAAACAGCTTTTAGAGCAAACACAAAATGGCGAGTTACTGACACAGCAACTTGGCCGTGTGGGAGCCAATTTTTCGAGTGCGCAACAGAGTGCGCGGCTTGCGAATGTTAACCAAATGGCACGTTTTGGGGTTGGGGTAGACACCAATTCTAACGATGACGCCAAGCTCTCTCTGGCGCAGGTGACGGCCAAGAACAGTTTGCGTGAGAACGAGCAAGAACGTGCGATGAGCGTGCTCAGTGGTGGCGCAAATGGGAAATTATCACAGCTTAAAGTGGGGTAATCATGGCATACAGTTTATTGAATTTAGGTGCAGATACCCGCAAACGTGCATTGGCAGGGATGCAAGAATCGGCGCAGCGTGAAGAGCAGCGTAATCAAACCAATCAAAGCCTCAGAGACGCGCAGCGTACCAAGCGTTTATCCAGTGTCACCACGGGGGCTGGCATGGGCATGATGGCGGGCATGCAAGCGGGTAGTGTGGGTGGTCCTATGGGCGCGGCGATTGGTGCGACAGCAGGGTTGATTCTAGGGGAGCTTTTCTAATGCAGTTAGATACACGCAGCGCCATTGATGGTGCAATTCGCGGATTTCAGGTCGCAGAAGGTTACTACCAGCGTAAAGCGGATAATGAACGCCAAGCGAAATTGGATGAGCGTAACGAGGCTCGCTATCAAGATGAGCGGTCAAGACTCTCTCAGATTGAAGCCAAGAACGAGCAACGTTATCAAGACGAGAAGGCATTTCGTCAGGCTGAAACGGAAAAAGCCGATAAACGTTATGAAGAAAGCCTTAAACGAGAAAAGGAGGATCGCATCCAGCGTGATCGACTACTTGATGTACAGGTTGATGCGCAGAAAAGTGCAAAAGCATTAAGCCAATACCAGCTCAATCAGCAAAAGAAAATGGTTTACATGCAGGAGAATTTGCCGCTTATCCAATCTGGCCTCAAGCGCTATATGGAAACAGGTGAACTTGATCCGTTATTTGAGCAGGAACACATTAAGGGCAGTGCTTACGACCCGCGCCGATACACGCCTCGTGTTGTTCAGGCGGCTTTTGATATTGAATCAACCATGCCTAAAGTGCTTGATGGCTCTATTTCATACAAAGATTCGCAATTCACAAAGTCGATGGGCGTGTTGCTTGAGCGCAATGTGAAGCAAGGGATTGGCGATAAAGATCCTGAATCGGGCAAGGTGATTAAGGATAAAGAGTATCTGCGCCATGATTTTGTTGCCGATATTGACCCCAATCGCGAAGGCGATCAGCCGGGCATGGTGGTCGGATTGAAAGTGACGTATGAGGACGGTACGACCAAAACCGCGCCAGTAACCGAAAGCCGTTTGGCAGGTAGCCAAGAAGCTGTAAAAGTGATCCCGCTCGATGCGTTAATGAAAGACGTGACAGGCCAAATCTATATGGCTAAGCAGTTTTTTACCAACGAGCACTATGCCAACCTTTTCAATGTGGCAGAGACAAAATCACGCACTGAAATGGATAAGCAGTGGCGAGAGGCGGTGACCGAGCTTGAAAAAGACCGTACTGCAGCGCTGAATGACTTGTTGGAACCGACACCAGAGCATATTTCCGTGGTTAATGCTCGATTTGATGAAAGAAAATCGATGATTAATCAAGTGTATGGACGATTAGGTGAGAATCAATCCAATCGTGAAGTAGGAAATGCCGCGCAGAAATGGGCAGGTGAAGACCCACAAAAGCGCCAATTCATCAATGAGCTCAGTCAATCCATGAATCTCGCAGAACTGACACCCGAAGCGTTGGAGCATAACTATCAGCGAGTTCTGACAATAAAGTCGAATCACGAAGCCGAATTGAAGAAGCAGCAACAGTTAGAACGATTACGCCAAAGCCAGCAATCTCAAAAAATTTACGAGGATTCAGGGGTATACGGTGCTGCTCAGCCAACCGACAATAGAGATGCGATGAAGTATGGCAGCCATAGCCTACTTAACCGCCATGAGTGGAATACTACGCCGAATGGAGAGTTGAAGTTTTAGTGGGGATTATCAGTTCCGTAAACTTTGAGCCGAGTAAATATCATGTATCATCATGAAATACCTAAATAATAGTTGGAGGATAGATGAATATCCCCAACTATTTTAGGATTTATTAACTGACTAGCTTAATGCAAGATCATTCTGAAGTAGTGGCGATTCAATTAGCTAGTTGGTCAATAGTTAGAATAGGCTGTTTATCATTGACAATGGTGAGCATAGTTGCTAACCACTGCCATTTTTAATTTAGACATCATCGAGATTGGTTTTATTCTTTAAAAAATACAACATTCTTCTAAGTTAAAACTTAAAGCCTCTATAAAATTATCGAATTCATAAAGTTTATCCCAAGATACTCTATCTACAATTTCATACATTTTACTTTCAATGTTAAATACGATGCGAGTTGTAGACTCTTCACTATAAGCGAAGTACTTTCTAAGAGACTCCTCTTCCCAGAATTCCAAGTTTATCGCGATAATACCATCCAGATAATAAGGTTCTTCTTTTTGTTTACTACCATAAAGATTAAAACCGTTACAAGAAAATCCATCAGTATATTTTAATATCTCAGCATAGTTTTCGTCTAAATGAAACTTGAAAAATTTTGTTGTACTCTCTATGCATTGACTAATTTCATGAGCTTCTGCTGGAGGTGTCATAAAGCCAACTCCGAAATTTTGACGGTCTGCCTCATTTTGGGAAATTAAAAAGTCTAATAATTCTTTGAAATTCATAAAACACCTATTTTTTGGGGTAAATTGAACCATCTGGAACTGGCCATTTAACTTCTTCTACACTTCCTACAGTTAAATCTTTTGTTGTTTGTTTTTGATATGTAGTAAGGGCAGCATGTTCTGGCGCTTTTCTTATCAGAACTAAATTCGAAAAGTCGTTAGTACCACTGTCATCTAAGGGTAACTTATGGTGCACTTCAAATGAAGCAGGGACTCTACCTGAAGCCAGTTTATTTATTTCTGCATCAGGTACATTGAGTTGTCTTAACTTTTTAATCACTTCATCATCTTTGGATAGCTCAATTAAATAGTCTTTTCTAACGCCATTGTTGAACTCCTTTCTTAGTAAATTAAGTTCTTCTCGGTTTCTTTTAAGATATTTTACATCTACCATCTTCAAATCATCGAGAACAATATCCTTACCCTTATATTTTCCTACAAAATTAGTAATATTATCCGCGTACTTACCTGGGATAGCAACCACAGCCATTGCTGCAGCAGCTTGCCAAGATGGATCTGTTACCAAGTCCTTGGCTGCTTCAAACGTATCAATGATCTCATCAACAAGCATAGAGGCTGGATCAATATTTACTGGAGATATTGCTTGAGAGCCTGGATTTTTCAGGGCTTCATCAAGATCGAATTTAGGGACTTCAATTCGCTTCTTTGGTGTTCCAGTACGGTTGATGAAGGCTTCTCTTTCTGCTGAGTATCGAGCTTGGTTTGCCTCAACATATGCCCAAGTATTGTCTGATTCTGAAAGGCGTTCTTTACGTTGACGAGCAATTTTATCTTTAGGGCTTTCTGAAGGAAAATCGGGCGCAAGTAGCGTTTTAATATTAGGAACCGTAGTGCCCGATGGACAGATGTTTTTTGCTTCAGCTGCTTTTAGTGCAGAACGACTTGTACTCACTAGCCTTTGGTTAAAACAAGAAGCGCAAGAGCAAGTCTCGGGGTCTTTCCAAAATGGGCAGCGATATTGTATTTCATTATTGAATATATCGAGCATAGCGTTAGTGAAATCTCTGACGTTTTTGAATTTTTCTATCATAACCCTAAAAGTTCGCAGGCAAAAATTTGCCCAGAAATGATAGGCTTATCAAAAAAAGCTAACTTTACGATTTTTTCGCTTAGCAGTTGGTTATCGAAAAGAGTCTAGCGTTCACTGCGCTAACATCAGTCGATTAAATTTGCTGATACTGCCTTATTGTTGTAAAGGTGATAAATACCCAGATGTTCAATTTGCCAGAGATTGAACATCTGGGTTATCTAGTAATGAATAGATTCAAACTTTTTACTACTGTGCAGGGTTATCAACCTGCTGAAACAGACAAATTTTACGTTGATTACGTGTGTCAGTTAACCAACTATAGCGACAGTCATTGTCGTAACTATATCGCCCTGTTTGAATTTGATAAGGGCCAAATCTAACACCTTGCAGAGATTGAAAACGGCCATTGTAAAGCAATGAAAAATGTAGATGTGGTCCAGTCGATGAACCACCTTCGCAAAGTGCAATCGAACGTTGGCTTGCGTACACACCTAGTTTAGTATCTTTCGTTACCCACTGATTGTTGCCTACTTGAATACCATCCATATGATAATAGTTTGTCGCCCACCCATTTGGATTGGTTACTCTCACCTGGCAACGAGACATAACAGTGACATAGCCATCATGAGCGGCAGTAACACTGTAGGTTGGTTGTCCCCATTGCGGCCAATCGTAAGATACATCTATTGAGGATAACGGGAATCCAGAACCGCTATGAGCATGTGGTCCGTTTGGTACCCAAGAATAACCCTGTCGCCATGGCCATTGCATTGTAGCTAGGGTTGCTAGAGAGGGCTGGGTAGAATCGATATCAAACTCTGACGCAATAGGCTCAAACCATGCTACATACTGGCGTTGCCAATCGATCCAGTTTGTCAGCTCCGGCAACTGCTGTGCTATCGCTAGTGTTGCAGCAGTGTAACTTTCCAGAATGAACGAAGTACTGGAATCATAATAATAGAAACGTTGTGAGAGTTGGTTAGCGATTGCCTTAACATCCTCAGATGAAGGTAGATCCCTAGGGTGCAGAATCGCCAGCGTCGTTATAAGTACTCTAGGATCAACACCTGTAGCCCCTGCCCAATGTTGTAGCGATTCTTGAAGACTTTTCCACGACGGTTGAGTGTCTGATAAGAATTTTTCAAAATCAAATGGACGAAGATAGGGTTGATAAACAAACTTATTGTCACTGAGCAACACCGTTGGCAGATTACTGTGAGTTAACTTTGTAAGAGGGATTTCATGAATTGTAATCTCGGGATATAGGGAGTGTGCTAGCACGCCACCACTAAAACTGAACCAAGCTAATCCGATAGACATTTTTCTTAACATAAGACAAACCTCATAAGGTATTGGTTGAATATCAAATGTAGCCTAATACATCCAAAAAGCACGTTAAACGGGTAATTCGCTGAGCAGTTCATGCCACCACTTTAAGTAAATAAAACCTCTTTACACAATGAGTTGGCAGTAACACAACGAAGATTGAGCATTCTGATGCCCTTGTATTTCTTTACTATATTTCTGGAAATCAATTAAAAATGTTACAAATCAAAATCTTATATCAATAAGGCGGCTTGCATTCTGTACGTTCAGTAGCTGTATATCCGAAATTGTGGTAGCGTTTCCCACACTAAACCAGTCTATTAATTAAGCCGCTGCCCTTCGGGGTGGCGGTTTTTTATGCCTGAAATTTGGAGCCGCACATGCAAGACAAGAAGTTATTGGGCGAAGAAAATCAATGCTGAAAATGGGGATAGTCATCATGGCGGCGTTGAAGGATCGTTATCGATAAGACACACGGTAATATTGTGGCTTGTATAGATCAATGGGGTACTACATAACATTCCATTATGGAGACACATAGAATGTTATACATAAATGACTTTGAGTTGTAAGTAGGTGGCAAGTAAATGAATCCCCATGAGCATAAGCAAACTGTGTGACTGGAGTGAACAAATGTAGCCAACACCGGTGCAGCTTCAAGTAGGAAGGGTATAGTGGTACGCAGTACCGGGAAAAGCGCAAACATTTGAAGTAGCGGGAGATGTTGTCCCTAAGGATATCTAAAAAATGGAAATTTTGGAGTTTCGAACTATACATATGAATAGAGGATTTAAGAAAATTCTAACGATGTATGCTGCTATTGTGGGGAAGTGTAAATGTGGTGGAAAAAAGATAAAAATACTAATAATGATAAGAAAGATGAAGCTTTGATGCATAATGCTGGCTTTCATGAAGCTGTTTTTGCTCAAGTTCCCTGTATCGAATTTACTCCTGACGGTCATATTATCGATGTAAACGATGATCTTCTAGCTATGTTTGGCTATACCAAAGATGAAGTGATCGGAAAACATCATCGAGAGTTATGTTTTCCTGACGATGTTGTAAAACCAGAGTATAAAAAGCTATGGGATGAGCTTAGACAAGGGATATCCAAGCGCGGTAGATTTATCCGGAAGTCGAAATCAAATAAAGCTGTTTGGCTTGAGGCTTCCTACTTCCCAATCGTTGTAGATGGAAAAGTCATTAAGGTTACGAAGTTAGCATTTGATGTTACCGCCCAACAATCAGAGCTTGAAAGAAATCAAGCTTTAATTGCTGCTTTGGATAAGTCATTAGCTGTAATTGATTTTGATCCTGAAGGTAACGTTTTAGCTGCGAACAAAAACTTTCTTGATTGTTTTAATTATCACCTAAAGGATGTCATCCACAAACATCATCGTTCGTTTTGTGATGATGAATTTTACAGAGAGCATCCTTATTTTTGGCGTGAGCTTGCTGCCGGAGACATAAAACAAGGTCTATTTAAAAGATTTGATAGTCGTGGAGAACCAATTTGGTTGGAAGCGACATATAATCCTATATACAATCATGAAGGGAAAGTGGTAAAAATCATAAAATTGGCAAGTAATATTACTGACCGAGTACAAAGAGCTAATTTAATTCGAGAGGCGGCAACTAAGGCTTGTAGTATTGCAAATGAAACTGTAATAAGCGCCAGTAAGGGGCATGAAGTAATTAGTAAATTACTTCAAACAACAGAGAGCGTTACCTCATCAGTTTCGAATGTAAGTGAACAAATCACTATGTTAAATAGTCAATCAAAAGATATCGAATCGATTATATCTACAATCATTGGTATTGCAGATCAAACAAACCTGCTTGCATTAAATGCAGCAATAGAGGCAGCCCGTGCAGGGGAGCAAGGACGTGGATTTGCTGTTGTGGCCGATGAAGTGAGACAATTAGCCGCTAGAACATCAAGTTCAGCAGACGAAATTGTTACTGTTATTAGGAAAAACTCAGAAATTGCTTACAAAATAACGCAAACAGTTGAAATTGTCTCAAAAAACGCATTTGATGGCCAGTCTCAAGCAAATGATATTGCGAATGTGATCAATGAAATAATGCATGATGCTGATTCAGTTTCTGATACAGTAAAGAAACTTTCATTATAGAAGGTTCTGATTATGATGAAAGTTGGAGGGTTAATATCTATTTATGATAGTGATGCAAAGTTATTAGCTCTTGATAAAGTATACGCTATTGCTGAGATTGATTTGCTAGGTAATATATGTAACATTAATGAGAACTTTTCTAAAATATTAAAATATAGTTATGAAGAGTTGATAGGTAAACCATACTCTACCATCTTTAATGATTTTGATAAAAAAAATATAAGTTCATTTTGGAAAGGAGTTTTATCTGGAGAGATAAAATCTGGAGATTTTCTTAGAATAGATAAATATGGAATTGGGGTTTGGTTGAATGCTTCGTATACCCAGATAAAGGATTCATCAGGAAATGTAATTGGAATATTAAAGCTTGCTACAGATATTACAGAAAAAAGACAAGTTGACGCATATAATAAGTCTAGAATCGATGCCATTTATCGTTCACAATCTGTAATTGAACTTGATTTGGATGGTCATATCACTGATGTTAATAGTAACTACTGTGAGCTATCCGGGTATAAACGAGATGAGATTTTAGGTATCCATCATAGAGTTTTGTGCCCTAAGAATTTTCTAGATTCAGAAGATTACATTAATTTTTGGCAGAAGTTGGAAAATGGAGAGTTTATTAGAGGGCGATTTGAAAGAATAAGGAGAGATAATCAGGTTTTTTGGATTCAAGCATCTTACAACCCTATTTTCGACTCTAGCGGAAAAGTATACAAGGTAATTAAGTATGCATATGATATTACTGAGGCTGTTAAAAATGAAAAGCTCATTTCTGTGCGAAATAACATATCAGAACTTATGTTGAAGATTCAAGAAGAGTTTTTAGTCGAAAAAAACTTAACCTTGTCTTGTAATAAAGTTCTAACTTCTTTACTTAAAACTATAAATTGTGATTTCGGCTTTGTTGGTATTGTTAGAAAAATTTATAATGAAGATTTGATTAGTATACCAGCCATTGTTAACTCTTATCAAGAAAATTATATTTTTGAATATCTCGGTATAAAAAATGATGAGGTTATGGGTCTTTATTTAAAGAGGGATAATGTTTTTTTTGATACTAAGAAAATGATAAACAATCAATATTTTAGATGGGATATTGTACATTCAAGTACTTTATCTAAGAATAAAGAGATTTATTCATTTTTAGGGATTCCGGTGAAAAATAACCCTAATACATTAGGTTTTTTAGTCATAGCTAGTGTAAGTCATAGGTTGAATGATGATTTAGTCGAAACACTCAATCCTCTTGTTACAATGCTCGGTGGGTTAATCTATGCTCGTGAATTAGAAGATAACAGAAGTCTTGCAGAAGAACAATTACGATTCAATGCTGAACATGACTTTTTAACTGGTCTACCTAATAGAAGTAGTTTTTTTCAACATGCTGAATTGATCTTTAATCTATTAAATAACTCTGTTAATGGAAAAGATAACACCTGTATTGCAATTTTAGATATAGATAAATTTAAGGATATTAATGATAGCTACGGTCATGTTTATGGTGATTCTATATTAAAACAAACGGCGGATTTACTATCTAAACAGTTTCGTGATATTGATATATTGGCCCGTATGGGTGGGGAAGAGTTTATTATTCTCTTGAAGGCGACAAATTTACCACTTGCATTTAAAATTATCGAACGTTGCCGTGAGATCATAGAAAAGCATTCATTTAATTTAAGTGATGAAACTGTTAATTTAACAATAAGCGCTGGGTTAGCTCAGTTTTCTAAAGAATATAAGACTTTAGATGAATGGATTCATGCTGCAGATTGTAAACTATATGAATCAAAACATTGTGGAAGAAATATTGTTTCTATGTGAGGTTTATAAATGATTCATTCTTATATTAAATATTTTAATTTTAATTTTAATTTTAATTTTAATTTTAATTTTAATTTTAATTTTAATTTTAATTTTAATGTAGTTAATATCTCAGATACTCGACCGATTATCCTACGGACTGTAGCGAAATATCCAAAAATGTGGTACCGTTTTTCACACTAACACCAGTCTATTAATTAAGCCGCTGCCCTTCGGGGTGGCGGCTTTTTTATGCCTGAAATTTGGAGCCGCACATGCAAGACAAGAAGTTATTGGGCGATGAACTCTCACCAAAATCGACCATTAATGCCACTACGGATATGAGTCAGTCTGCCTTTTTACCGAAAGGCTTTCAGTTTGAAGCCCCTAAAGCGCCGCAACGTAACTACGATGTGACGTTAGGGGATACCGCTAAAGCCGTCGGTAGTGGCGCTCTGCGTTCACTGGCTGGCCTTGGTGAACTCTCGGAGAACTTCCTTGGTGTGGGTGAGGGCTTTCGAGATTTGATGTCGTCTGGCTCGGATTATCTGCAAGAGAGTATGACTCAAGATGGCCGTGACGCTCTGAACTCTCGTCTTTTTGAAGAAAACGAAAACGGAAACCCAACGTTTGCCGAAGGTGCGGCGGATATCGATGTGTGGGCGATGAAAATCGCTGACGGGCTAGGTTCGCTGGCGGCCAACTTTGCCGGTGGTGGTTTTGCAGGTGCGGGTGCAAAAGTGGCACTGCGATCAACCATTACTAAATCGATGCTGAAAAAGGGCATGACAGAAAAGGCGGCGCAAGCCGTGGCTGACAAAGCGATCTCTCGAATGGCGGCTACCGGCGCGGGTGCAACGGGGGTAGGAACGTCGCTCGGTGGCGCAAGCATGGATGCGCGTGATGCGGTAATGCAGATGGATAGCTCATGGCTTGCGGATAACTCGGAGTATTTTCAGCAATCCTTGCTCCGCCTTGCGGATGATCCGCAATATCAGGGGATGAGCGCAACGGAGTTATTCGATCTCGCTAAAGAAGAGACGGCCAGTTATGCCAGCTTGCAAATGTCTACCGACCCGACCGCCGTGGCGGCCTCTGTCGCCGGTGCGATGGGTGATAAGTATTTGTTTGACGCTTTACTCGGCAAGATGGGTAAAAAGGGCATTGTTGCCGGTGCAGCGAAAGGTGCAATTACCGAAGGCGGTACGGAGTTTATTGAGGGCTATGGTCAGACTTATGCCCGAAACCAAGTGATCAATGAGGTGACGGGGCAAGAGATTGACCCTACGACCGGTGCTTTGGTGGATGGCTTGGAAGGAGCAGTGATCGGTGGTGCGCTCGGTGGTCCTATTGGTGCTGTCGGTGGGTATCGAGCTAAAGGGCAACTGACTGAGAATAAGCCCGCGCAAACGAACCCGCAGAATGTTAGCGATACTCAAGAGCAAGAGATCGCAGAGCAAGCCGCAGATGATGCGCAAGTAATGCCTAACAATGGGGATGCGCCCGCGCAAACGGCGGCGATGAATGCCGATGAGCCGGTGCTGAACCCACAAGGGCAATACGATGAGTTGCTGCAAGGTGCGCAGCAAAGACAAGCGGATAATGGCAGAGATGCGGCAATCCGCTCTCGCTTTGCGCAAAGTCGCCAAGCGCTGACGGAGCGTGGTGTGTTGCCAGAGCGCAACCCTTACCAAGAAACGATTGAGATGGCTCGCGCCGTAGACCCCATACGGGCTGCGGAGATTGAGCAATTCTTGAAAAGTGAAGAGGCTGACCAAAATCCAGAGTTGACCGCACAGCTAGAACGAGAGTACGAGTCTCTTGCGCAAAAAGGGCGTGATCTCGATATCGACCCGACGTTAACCCAAATTGAACACCGCCAAAACCAAAACCGTTTGGATATGGCCAAGCGTGAAAAACCGCACCAGCGTATCGAGCGCAAGCAGAATGAATACCAGCTCGATGATACGGTAAGCTCACGCAAAGCGGCGATTCGCGCAGAAATGGAGCCTCAGTTACTCAAGGAAGACCGCAATAAACCTGAGCTTCTGGAGCGCATGGTGGAACTGGAATACGCCCGCCGCTACCCACAGCCTGAGAAGGAAAAAGCGACCGGCGCTCAGGATGATGGCTTAGCGCAGTTTAAGTCTGCCCGTTTTGACCGTGATACGGCGCTCGCGGCGATTGAAGCTAAGGCGCAGGAGAGTAAGAACGCCGCGCAATTGGCCGCCGCCCAGCGCGAAAGAGACAGCCGCCCTGCTTCACCGGATGAAAATCCAGCATGGTTTGGTGTGCATCCTGAATCGGGTGAGCGCACCACTCGCGCTTTTATGCGTGACTTGGCCAACCAGAAAGGACAGGCACAAGCTTCTGAGCGCCAAGCCGATCTCGATGCGCGCCGTGAGCGTTTAGGTCAGCCGCTATCGAGCTTTGTGGACCGCCCGAACTCGATGAAAATGCGCGAACAAGGCAAGAAGCCTATCCGTGATTTTGCGGGGATTGCGGGAAAAACGTCAAGAATGTCGAAGCGTTTACGCAAGCGCTTAAGTCGTGCTAAAGGCTTTGATACCGATGCGGTTTTAGCGGAATTTCAAAACCATGAGAAGCGCCTCGCCGCCTATGAAGAAGCCGCCCGTCGCCGTGCTGACTATGAGGCGAATCTGCCTGAGAATATCGAGCGTCGTAAGAATGCCGAAGCGCTGTTTAAGGAGTTTGTTAGCGACACTGAGGCGCGTGCCTTTGCTGAGAACGAAATCACTCAGACAATCAAACGAATTAATGCGTTAGTTGATGCCTCGCAACAAGGTTCGGTATTAGAGCTGGACGGGCAAACCAGCTCATTACCGGTTATTAAAAAACAGATGGCACACAGTGTGCGCAATTTGGCGAATAAGTTTGTGGGTAAAACTGCCGCGATGATGAACGCCGCCGCCCTAAAGCGTGAGGCTAATGCGCCATCTACTCAAGTGCAGGACGAGAACGCCACGGTTCAAGTGGAAGCGAAAGCGCAGACTGATAAATACGGAATTATCCCTACTGTCGATAAAGATATCATTGATGGAGTTGAGCATTTAGGAAAAGCTAAAGACTCTGATTACATGAAAAAACTTGGCTCTGATGGATATGAATTTGTCCTTGCCGTAGGCGACGGTATTTTCGATCCTAAAACAACTCAGTACGTTCGTAAAAATCCTAGTGATTACGTTACAGTACAAGATCCGAGAGGCGCTTATGTTCTTTGGCAAAAACCCAGCAAAGAGATAAACCGCGAGACGGTAGAGGAAACGGGAGGTAATCCTGAAGGTGTTCGCAATGCGCCATCTACTCAATTGCAGGACGAGAACGCCTCAACCGATAAACTCAGTGATGAAGATGAAGGTTACGTAGGTAAATTACGCCAAACATTTAGAACATCGACGACTGGTGCGAATGTGATAAACCGTGGTGTTTTCCCAAATCAAAAGCCTTACGAATCATTAGATGACTTTATCACCTCCGTTTCGGCCTCGATTTTCCACGGTGCGCATGGCCGTGAATGGCGTAAGCATAACGATAAGGTGACACCGCGTGAGTTAGAGCTTGGTAAGGTCGGTTATGCTCGTTATTTGGAAGAAGGCGGCAAGCCCTTTGAAGAGGCTAACGCTGATGCGGTTGATACGAATACTGAACCCGATATCGTTCAGCAAGCTAAAGAACTGATCCGTGAGACGGTAGAGAAAACCGGCGGTTCGCTGAAAGGCATCCGTAATGCTTACCGAACTAAAGGCTTTACGGCCAGTGATTTACAAAAAGCACTAGGCGGTCAGGATGTTTCGCAATTTGAGCGTGAAGTGAAACAGGCGCTGTTAGAACAGCCTAACGGCGATAAAAATAAAACGTCTATTGAAAACATACAAAATGAATTGCGAGAAGAAATCGATAACAACCGTCAGTTAGGCGCTGATAATGCCCCGGTATTTAATAATCGCTATCTGCAAAAAATGTGGGGTTGGGAAAAAAACAACCGATCCTTTTTGAGTATGCAGCGCGTAGCTCAAGACCGATACTTACTTGATAATTCAATTACTGAAATGATGATGGGCTTGCCTGCTGATAGCGAAATTACGCTATCAGGCGATGAATTAAACCTGATTCAGCGGTCTATCTCTGATGCCTTAAGTTCTATTCGTTATGTGAATGATGATTATGTCCGTGCATTTGAACGACTCAAATCTGAATTAGACAACCTTTCTATCACTGTACAAACAGATCAAAAGTATGGCGGCCTATTTGATAAGGCCAAGATGAAAATAAAGGTTGGCGATATTGGCAACATTGAGGCCGAAAGAGTATCCATCAGTTCTTTTAGTTCGACTACATTCTCTTACAACGGTGGAGCTTCAAACATTGGTTTGAGTAGTAGTTTTAGAGCTGTTATCAATGATCTTGTAGCGAGCCATAGATCAGGAGCAGAAAAATCCGCTACGAATGGACGAAAGCCGCTTAATTCCGAGGTCGATTTCAAGAGGTTCGAGCGTGTTGAAACGGCGGAGGGGGATCTGCTTGAAATTCTCGGCCAGATTACCCACGGTACGAGCGATGATGCGTTGGTGACAGTGGGTGTTAATCCAGATACGTTGGGTAGCAGCAAACGCCGTGTAAGTGTCGGTGAGCTTCGCACTCTGCGACAAAATAACAGCAACCCTACTCAATCTGATTTACAATTAAATCAGGCTATTAAGGGAGATTCGACCAATGACAACCGTGGCACAACTGAAAGTCAATCTAATGAAAGATCTGCGCGACAATCCGAAGTACAAGAAAATGAGCAACGAGGAACTGACGCCAATCGCTCAAGCGTTAGCGAAGAAGACGCGAGCGCGGGAAGACGAGCTAATGAGCCAGAGAGTGCATTACTTGACAGCGGAGAGCGAAGCGTATCGAGAGACGCTATTGAGCGCCTAGCGCTCGATGAGGTGGAGAACCTCGCCAATGGAACTGCTACACAAAGGATCGCCGCGAATATCGCGGCGATTCGCTTAATGAAGGATCTCACTCAGTCAGGAATGCCCGCGACGCTTGAGCAGAAAAAGGTACTGGCGCAGTATGTGGGATGGGGCGGCCTCGCTTCTGTGTTTGATAACACGAACACTTCCAAAGCACAGCAAGCCGCGCACCAAGAGCTAAAAACGCTGCTGACCGAAGAGGAATACAACAACGTTCGGATGAGTACCCGTAACGCCTTCTACACCTCAGAGGCCGTAGTGAAAGGTATGTGGAGTGGCGTGAAAGCGTTGGGACTTGGCAATAGTCCGATGAATGTGGTCGAGCCATCGCTGGGTTCCGGTAACTTTATTGGTTGGCAACCGTCCGACATGCGCGATCAATCGCGCTGGTTTGCCTCCGAACTCGATCCTGTGACCGGCAATATTGCCAAGCTTATCTACCCCGAAGCCGATGTTCAGGTAAAAGGATTCCAAGAAACGCCGTTTAAACACGGCGTTTTTTCTTTGGCGATTGGCAACCCGCCTTTTGGTAGTCAGTCTATCCGTGACAACAAGAACCCTGATATTTCAGGCATGGCGATCCATAACTATTTCATCGCTAAATCAAGCAAGCTTTTGCATGAAAACGGTTTGCTGATGATGGTGGTGACAAACCGCTTCCTCGATACGCTGAACAAAAACCACAAACAACTGAGCCAAGAACTGGATTTTGTCGGCGCGGTGCGCCTGCCGAATACGGCGTTTAAGAGCAATGCCGGTACGGAAGTGACCACGGATATCGTGGTGTTTCGCAAGCTTAAGCTGGGGGAAACCGCTAATAATACCGTTTGGACGGACGTAGACGGCGAGGTGAACGGTTTTCGTGTTAACCAGTGGTTTGCGCAAAACCCGCAATACATCCTGGGCGAAGTCGCGCAAGGCACGATGTACCGTGCGGATGAGAACGAATCGACGGTTAACCCTGTTTCGCAACATGCGAACCTTGAGCAGTCAATCAGCAAAGCGCTGGCCTCACTCGCACAAGGGCAAGATTTAGCGTTAACCCCTGAAACCAAAGATGCGATTGCCGGTGAGGTGATGTTGGCGGAATCCGACCTTGCGATTGGCGGCATGATGGTGAACGCCGACGGCAAGGTGATGCGCCGTGGCGACGATCACCCGACGAATGGTGCTCAGGTGTATGAAGTGACGCCCGATTCGATTTGGAGTGATGATGGCTGGTTGATGAGTCGAGCGCGCCATTTTGTCGAGCAGGGCGATAAAGCGCGCCTACAACAGTTCGCAGACAATGAGTTTCTGAATAAAGGCAAAATCAAAAGTGATTTTACTGGCTCAAAACTCAAAGAGAGCGCGGTCAAGGCGGTGCTGGCTTACCTCACCGGGCAGCAATCCAAAAACCAAGCTTTGAGCGCGCTTGATGACGCCATTGATAATACGCGCCTTGGTCCTAATAAGTTTCGCAAACTGAAAGCGATGCTGACCATTCGCAATAGCGCACTGGCACTGCTGCGCGCCGAGAAAACCGGTGCGGGGGATATCGAGCGTCTGCGTCAGCGCCTGAACGTGCAATACGATGAATTTGCTCAGGCGTTTGCGACCAAAGGCAAAAACAGTAAGCCCGCGACGCTGACTGAGAGCTTGAATCTTCTCGATGGCGATACAGGGATTGAAGCGGGCTTAGATAGTGTCAGTGACAGCGGCGAAGTCACTAAGAGTGATCTCTTCTCTAAACGCTTGCTCTTCCCTTACAAGCGCCCTGAATCAGCCAGTAATGTGGCGGATGCGGTTAACTACTCGATGCGTGAACGCGGTAAGGTCGATATCGAGTACGTGAGCGGTTTGCTCGGTCTTGGCCATGATGAGGTGCTGGCGAAGCTGACCGAAGGTGAAAAGCCGTATTTGTTGATGAACCCTGAAACGCAAAAGTATGAGTTCATCGACGATTACTTATCGGGCAATGTGAAGGCGAAGTACCAAGCGGCGAAGAGTGCAGGGCTAGACACTAACGTGAAGCTTTTGGAAGCCGTGCTTCCCGAAGACAAAACGCCAGAGCAGGTGAAGCCCTCTATCCGTGCAACGTGGATTGACTCTGATGTGTTTGAACGCTTTGCCGAAGCGCTAGGTTATAAGGCCAAGGTGACGGTTAACCGTCATATCGGGGCTATTTCAGTGTTGGGCGAGGCGGGCGGCTCACTGAGTGCATTAGGCTCACAGTTTAAGCATGACCGCGCCACACTGGCGGATTTATTGAACTCTGCGGCCAATGGTAAATCGCTGGTGATTTACGACACCAATGGCAAAGAGCGCACCAAAAACGAGAAAGCGACCAAGGAAGTTAACGCGCTGGCCAACAAGCTCGCTTCGACGTTTGTGACGTGGGCGAAAAGTGATGCGCAGATTGCTAAGCAAATCGCCGATAACTTTAACGAGCGGATTAATACTCACGTTAACCGTAAATACAACGGGCGTTTGTACCTGCAAACCGTCGGGATGAACCCTGCGGTCGATATGCGTAAAACCCAGCTTGATGGCGCGCTTCGCATGATCCAGAGTAAAAATACGTTACTCGATCATACCGTGGGGGCGGGTAAAACCTTTACGGCCATTACCGGCATGATGGAGCGTAAGCGTCTTGGTCTGAGCAAAAAACCGATGGCGGTGGTTCCGAACCATATTCTTGGCTCCTTCCATAAAGATATTTTGAAGCTCTATCCGTCGGCTAAGGTGCTGGTCGCGGATGATAAAGCCTTTACGGCCAAGAAGCGTAAGCAGTTTTTCTCACGCATTGCGACCGGCGATTACGATGTGGTGCTGATGGGGCATAGCCATTTGCGCGCCATGCCCAATGATATTGAGCATTTCCGCACGGTGATTAACGAGAAAATTGACGAGCTGCGCAGCGCACTGGAAGAAGCGAAAGCCGAAGCTAAGCAGTCTGGGCAGCGTGGGGCGACGGTCAAACAGATTGAGGACTCGATTTCCCGTCTACAAGACAAAATCAAAGAGAAAGAGGAAGCGCTGAGTAAGAACGCTGACCAAATCGGGTTTACCTTTGGGGATTTAGGCGTGGATTACTTGGTGGTCGATGAGGCGCACGAGTTTAAAAACCTGACTTACGCGACACGCACTGACCGTGTGGTGGGGATGAACGATCCGAAAGGCTCTGAAAAGGCGCTCGATTTGCTCATCAAAACCCGCAGCATTCAGGGCTTAGAGAACGGTGGCGTGACCTTTATGACCGGTACGCCGATTTCTAACAGCTTGGTCGAGGTGTACACCATGATGTATTACCTTGGCCACGACACGCTGAAAGAGCTGAAAATGTCTTTCTATGATGCGTTCGCCGGCTCGTTCTTCAATACCGAAATCACCTTGGAATACACGCCAACCGGCACGGTGAAAGAGCGCAGTGTGTTGAAGGGACTCAATAACATGCAGCAACTTTCGACCCTGTATCGTCAGTTTGCCGATGTGATCACCCAAAAAGATATGGTGAACATCTTCCGTCAGGATGTGGAGGCCAAGAACAAGGCGACGGGCGAGAATAAAGCGACCCGATTCCCTATCCCTAATATCAAAGGCGGTAAACGTCAGCTTAACATCGCACCAGCGACCGAAGCTCAGCGCGAGTACAACGACTATCTGATTGCCCGTATGGAGGCGTTTAACCAGCTCAAAACCAAAGAGGAGCGAATCGCTTACGCTAAGATTGATAACCCACTGTGGGTACTGACCGATGCGAAAAAAGCTTCGCTCGATGTGCGCTTGGTGGACCCGACCGCACAGCGTGACCCAACAGGGAAAGTGGCTCGCGCCGCCGAGCGGATCAAATCGATTTACGACCAGTGGCAGGACGATAAAGGTACACAACTGGTGTTCTCCGATATGGGGACGCCCGCGAAGTACGCGGTTGCAACGGTGAAATCAGACCTGAAAAACTTGGCGGAAACGGTCTTAGGTAAGGGCAAAGCGGCAGCGTTTATTTCCAGTCGTTTGGAAATCTACGAGGGGGAAATGCCTTACTCGCAAACGCTAAAAGAGTTGGTTGATAAGGTGAACGCTCAAGCGGAAACCGGCGAGATTGATGCGGACCAGTACGAGAAGCTGGAAGAGCAGATCCGCGAACTGACCGCCTCTACCATGACGGCGGATACCGGCTTTAGTGTGTACGATGACCTGAAAGCCTCGCTGATGGAAAAGGGCATTCCAGAAGATGAGATAGCGTTTATCCACGACTACAACACCACGTTGAAAAAAGAGGCGCTGTTTGATCGCGTTCGCCGTGGTGAGGTTCGGGTATTGATTGGCTCATCGATGAAGATGGGCGCGGGAACCAACGTGCAAAATCGTTTGGTGGCCTTGCATCATATGGATGCGCCTTGGCGTCCGTCTGATATGGAGCAGCGCGAGGGGCGAATTGTGCGTCAAGGCAATGAGTTTTACCAACGTGCCGCGAACGCGGGTAAACCGGAAGACTTTGAGGTTGAGTTGATTGCTTATACCACTCAAGGTTCGAGTGACCCTGTGATGTGGCAAATCCTAGAGCGTAAAGCGGGCGCGATTGAGCAGTTCCGTAACGGCGAGTTAGATCAGTTTGTTGAAAACAGCAATTCGGATGCGGATAGCTACGCGGAGTTTAAAGCCGCGTCAACCGGCAACCCTATTTACCGTTTGAAACTGGAATCGGACGCTAAGCTTTTGGATTTAGACAGCTCTTACACGGCGCAAGCCAGCTCGATTGGCGCGGCCAAGCGTTTTGTAGAGCGTTTTGACGATGAGAAAGCCGCGATTGAATTGCGCCTTGAAACGCTGCGTCAGGCTGATATCACGGAGTTTGATGCACAAGCGTTCACAGAACTGTACCGTGATGCACAAGCCGATTATTTAGCGGCGGATAATGAATACGATGCGGCGATGGCGATTTACTCTGAGCTGGATGCGAAAACCCGCAAAGAGCGCGGCTTGAAGAAACCGCAAAAGCCTAAGCGACCAATGATCCATGAACTGGATGATGAGTATTCTATCGAGCTGAATAAGGCCATTATTCAGCCCGCGATTGCAGCGATCGAGCAATCTCGGCGTTGGCAAGGGGAAATCAAGCTGGGTAAGCAATTGGGCTTGGTGATGGACGTGGATTATTTAACCCACGAGGGAACGAAAACGCCTCTGATTGACGTGCGCTTGGTGGATGGCAAGGGTAAGACCATCGACTATATGGCGCGAGGGATGCAAAGCAGTTCGATTGTGCAATCGCCTAAGCTGATGAATGCGCTGCACCTTAATGCGATTGCCACGGCGTTAAATGGCGAGCAAGAGCGCTTCGAGAGAAAGCTGCAAAGCTTGCAAAGTACGCTCAAGGATTCGCGCCAGATTGCCAAGATGGATATCACCGCGCTTAAACAAGAGCTGGATGAGGCGAAAAGCCGTAACCTGTGGTTGTCGGTAGAAGCCTCGATGGCCGATATCAAAGAAGAGCTACGCCGCAGTGAAACGCCCAACAAGTTTGTTGACCGTGAAACGCTGCGCAAGGTGAAGCGCTCTACCTTTGATCCGAACTCTATCCGCCCTGAAACGGTTGAGCATAACGGCCAGCGTTACCAGACAGTGGGTGTGCGCATTCCTTATCCCGGCTGGCAATACGATTCAGTGATGCCGGCGCTCGATGCTAACGGGGATTATGTGCATCTTCTTCTTTCACACAACTCGAAAGTGGGGGAAGAGCCGGTACTGTCTGAGGTGATACCGCAACCGACTCAAACGCCCAAAGCGGAGTATGCGTTTTTAGCTGAGGCTAAAGCGCGCCATGAAGCGCGCCAAGTTGAAGAGGCCAAACGCGAGATTGGCTCGCCGGTGGATGAGCCTTCGGGGGATTCATCAACGATTATGTTTAGTCGCAGCACTGTCGCGGGTGGTGTAAAAGGAGATGCGGTCAGTGAAACCCGGATAAACCGTGGACTCGTCGAGCTTTGGGCGGCTAATGTCATGCGAGACAATCCCGTTATTAGCGCGGCTGGAAAGATTGTTCGCGTTGTTTCGAGTGAGTCTGAGCTGCCTGATGCGGTTAAACAGGAGATAGACAAGGACAAGAGCCACAACACAATAAAAGGTGTTCTCTACGGTAAACAGGTATACATAGTTGCGGATAAGCATAATGATCAAGGCTCCATTGAACAGGTGTTGCTGCATGAACTGGCTGGGCACTACGGTCTGCGTAAGTTGTTTGGTGACAATATTAAAGCAGAGCTTGCTGATATTAGAACAAGATTAGGCGGTAAGTCAGGTGTGCTCAAGCTTGCTAAGAAATTCAACGTCAATCTTGCGCACTATGCAACAGATTATGATAGTCGAATGAAATCTGGCGAGCTGACTCCAGAGCAAGTCGATGATTTGTTGTTTGATGAGTTATTGGCGCACGTTTCCGAAATGCCGCGAATGGCAAAGCCGTTAGAGCGGATGTGGCAGAAAATCCGCCAATACCTGCATAAGTTGGGATTCACTGCAACGGCAGGCTATACCAGTGCGGATTTGCTCGATTTGATACAAGCCATACGAAACAACCTTATCGAGAATCCAGATCCTGATGGTACTGGCCCTAGTCCGAAGAGGAAAAGTAAGCCAAATGAGTCTCGTGAGGATGCGGCAGAGATTCTATTTTCGAGAACGGCTAAAGCCCAAGGAATGAGCGCCGATGAGGCGCTGGCACAAAAGCAAAACGCTTTGGTGAGTAAAATCAAACAGGCGCTGTATGGTGCGCCGGTGATTGGGCAATCGCTCGATGCGCTTGGCCGCAACAAATACGCGATGTTGACGCTGCGCCAGATGGGGGAAGTCTCCACCGTTATTGATAAGCCTTTGGGCAAGATGATTGACGCCTACCAAGATGAAATCAACTCTATGGTGGTGACACAGAACATGTTGGCCGAAGAGGCGGCCAAGATGGCCGAAGATCTTAGCGATTGGGCTAAGGCGAACCCGAAAGAGGCGGATGAACTCTTTGCTTTTGCGCATGAGGCGACCTTGGCGGATGTGGACCCGTCAGAGGCGTTCCAATCTCGCGAGGAAGAGCTGAAAGAGAGTATTGCTAAGCAAGAGCGGATTTTGAAAGAAGAGGGCGGCTTAAACAGTGAACGTGGCTCTAAGGCTTGGAAAACCCGTCAAGAAGAGCGAGAGCTTTTGAAACAAGAGCCAAACCGCCGCAAGCGCCATGTGGAGTTACGCCCCAAATTTGCCCGCCTCAACGCTGAGCAGAAGCGCCGTTATCGACAAATGCGCGATCACTATCGTGCTCAATCTGAGCGGATGAATAAAGCGCTGGAAGAGAACATTGTACGAGCGGTGTTTGATGCCAAGATCCGCAAAGCGATGCTGGCCGAGTTGCGCCGGCGTCACGAGCGCGCCGCCAAAGGGTTGTACTTCCCATTGTCACGCCACGGTGATTATTGGATTGACTTTGCCGATGAGAACGGCGAACGCCAATTTATGATGTTTGAAACCAAAGGCGAAATGGAACTGGCCGCCGAGAAACTGCGTAAGGCGGGCTTTTCTCTCAATTCTGGTATGAAAGCGCAATTTAATGCGGTGCAGAGGGCGTCGCTGCCGTTTGTGGCCGATGTTTTGCAATTGGTAGAGAAAGCGAACATGCACACACCGGCGAAAGAGTCGCTGAGTGATGAGATTTACCAGATGTATTTGCGCACCTTGCCCGCTCGCTCGATGCGCCGTAACTTCATTCACCGCAAAGGCGTGGCCGGTTTTAGCCAAGATGCGGTACGAGCACTGGCCGACCAAGGCTTTAGACAATCGCGCCAGCAAGCCAGACTCGACCATATGGATATTCTGGATAACCACCTCGATAGCATTCAGAAGTACGTGCATGAGCTGCCGAACAATGTGGAAGCCGACCGTGTGGTGGAAGAGCTGAACAAGCGCCATGAATGGGTGCGCAATCCTTCACGCGCTGGTTGGGCGCAAAAGCTGACCAGTTTGGGCTTTGTGTGGATGTTGGGTTTAACCCCTGCCGCAGCGCTGGTGAACTTAACCCAAAACCTTCAAGTCGCCCTGCCTATTTTGGGTTCCCGCTATGGTATGGCAGAGTCTTCCAAAATGATGAGCCAAGCGACGGAGCAATACCTGAAAGCGGCATTTACCCGAAATCGCCCGAAAGGTCAGGGGATATTGGGAAGCGTGCTCACCGGTGGCGAAAAAGAGGCGATGCGCCGTGCGGTTGCGCAGGGAGTGATTGATGTTACGCAAGCGGCAGACTTAGCTGGTTTGGCAGAGAACCCCAACGCGAAGTATTCAGGGACTTGGAACAAAGCGATGAACATCATTGGTTGGGCTTTCCACCATGCCGAAGTGTTTAACCGCGAAGTGACCTATATTGCGGCCTACCGTCTTGCTATGAAGAAATACGGCGACCATGAAAAGGCGATCGCAGATGCTATCAAAGATACGTGGGATAGCCATTTTGACTACTCATCGATTAACCGTGCGCGCTTTATGCAAAGCGATATGGCGGCAGTCGCCCTACAGTTTAAGCAGTACAGCCAGAACATGACTTATTACTTGTGGGCGAACCTAGCCAAAGCGTTAAAAGGGGAGACGCCCGAAGTCAAATCGATGGCACGTAAACAGCTTTTAGGAACGTTGGCCTCGACCTTTTTTATTGGTGGTGCGGGTGCGTTGCCATTGTGGGCGATCACCACGGCGATTGAAGCGGCGCAAGAGATTGTAGGGGATGATGATGAGCCGTTTGATGCGGAAACTGAATTAAAACGTATGCTGGCCGAAGCATTTGGTAAAGAGAACGCGGCGTTAATCTGGTATGGCGCTTTACCGAGTATTTCTGGCCGTATCTCACTCAATGATTTGTGGGTGCGCAGCATTAACCGTGATGTGGATGCTTCTACCGCGTATGTGGAATACATGAAGCAAGCGTTAGGGCCGGTATTAGGGGGTATTGGTGTTTCATGGGCGCAAGGCTTATCCGATATTTCTAACGACCAATTTGCTCGCGGCATCGAGCGTATCCCGCCGAAAGCGATTAAAGACGTGCTTAAAACCGCTCGATACATCAATGAAGGTGGCGTGACGACGAAGAACGGCGACGAAATTGTAATTGATCTAACGGCCTTTGAGCTTCTTGGCCAAGCGTCTGGTTTTGCGATTGGCCGTGCGAACCTTCAGTATGATGAGAACAATGCGATTAAGAACTATGAAACCTTTATCGTTAAGCGCCGCCAAAGCTTGATGAACGCCTACTACACGGCCTATCGCATGAAAGATGGTGAAGCAATGAAGTCGGTGATGGTGAAGATCCGCAAGTTCAATCAATCGCAATATGGTAAGCGTAATCCTATCACTACTGAAAGCTTAAGGCAGTCGCTGAAAGTGCGAGCTCGCAAGCGGTCAATTACGCAAAATGGAGTTCAGTTGAACCCCAAAATGAATTCACTCGTTATGCAGTATGATTATTTCTGAGTGCTGGGCCTGTAAGGTAGCATTTAGCCTATGATGATCTAAATGCTCATGTCATGATTAAATACCTTTGGTTCATAAGGTTATCGTAAGATAGGATCCCTTTGAAACTCGGTAGTCTGACAAAATTCCGCGAGTAGGTTAGGGTGTTTAATGTGAAAAATTTTATCAAATGGGTTTTGCTCTTGCTTGTATCTACCAGCTTAGCGCTGGTGATATTGGGAACGTTATTGTTCAAGTTGGAGTCTTCGCATACTCTAGATGACGCTCAGGTTATTGGGCGTATGCTTTGGTTTCCAGAACCCACGGCAAGAGGGCTTAGTATTGTAGAAAGCCGTCACCCTATTTACAGGATTAGGATCACTTGTGGTTCGCCCGATGAAATTTGTCACGAAGGTCAATTTGCGTATAAAGGCAACAAACTCAGTGGCATCGAACTGACAGATTTTGCGAGCTACTTAGGGGAAGAGATCGTATTAAAAAATGGCGAAAGTTTAGAACCTGTAGAGTAG